CGGGAACTCTGTCAGGTACGACTTTAAACTCCACCATAGTTTCATCGTCTCTTACCAGTGTTGGTACTATTTCAACTGGTATCTGGAACGGTACTACAATAGCTGTCGCTAATGGTGGAACAGGCACAACCACGGCCTTTACAACTGGTAGCATTGTATTCGCTGATGGAGGTGGAGTCTATACCCAAGATAATGCTAATCTATTCTATGACGCCGCCAACGCGGGATTATCTGTGGGTAGTGCTTCGGTTGGTACGTCCTTAAATAGCGTAAATTATAATTCCCGCCTAAAAATTCATAATCAAGACGCTACAAATTTGATGGAATTTACAGTAGGACGGAATTCGAACACAGCCACATCCGGCTCCTTGTCTTCATTTTTAAGGTCTAGGGGTACCGAAGCTTCACCAACTCTAGTTCAAACTGGCGACATGATACACGCTAAAGGATTCTGGGCATACGATGGTTCGACCTACCGCCAAGCGGCCCAGTTAGAGTCAGATGTAACTGACCCATCTCCCAGCTCCTCCAGCATGGCTGGTAACTTGAAGATAATGACTACTCCAGTAGGCTCTATTACACCTGTGGTAGGCTTAACTGTGAATAGTGACCAATCTACGACTTTCGCAGGTGCTGTTAAATATAGTACTTACGTAATGAGCCCCTCCGAGTATAATGCGGGAAATAGTTCTACCACTATAACAGTAGATTTATCAAAAGGCTCCTCTCAACTAATAAGTATGACTGGAAACTGCACAGTAACTTTGAGCAACGCAGTAGCAGGCGGCTCATATGTTTTACGTTGCGTAAACACAAGCGGTTCAGCTTACACAATAACGACAACGGGCAGTGGTACAACCACATGGATGAATTCATCATCAGTAGCCCCAGCAGCAATTCCAGCTACAACTGGGGTACTCTTAGTGAACATTTACGCTTCTACAAGCAGTTCATTTTTTGTAAGTTTTGTCGGAAACTATTTGGCGTAATATGGGTTTAATTAGCACAACTCCACTAGCAATGAGACAAGGCGACTACGTTAGTAGAATTGTAGGAACTCAGTCAGGAGGGTCAACAGCTAATGGGACAGCTGCGTTATCTGTATCAGTGAGCTCCCCTCGCGCGCTCCTGTGTGATTCCGTAGGTAACCTTTACATATCCAATTCAGGATATAGCATTATTCAAATGATCCCCAAAGTAACTGGGACGTACTGGGGCATCTCCATGACAGGTGGTAGTGCGTACACTATTGCAGGTACACTGTCTCAGGCTGGTAATTCTGGTAATAATGGATTGGCGACAAACGCTAAAATATACGCGCCTCTGGCGTTTGTCGGGGATACCGGCTCCAATCTGTATTTTACAGATTCTGGGGCTAATACTATACGCGCAATTTCTAGAACTACTGGAAATTATCTAATAGGAGTCACGTCACTGGGGGTTAATATTCCAACTACAGCAAACTATATTTACGGGTGCGTAAACGTTACCGGATCTTCTGGACGCTCTGTTGATGGGGTATCACTTGCTAACTTTAATACGAATTCATTGTCGGGGTGTGCGATTGATACTGCTGGTAACTTACTTTTTGTCGACTTGGGCAACTATCGTGTAGTTTGTGGGTGCCAAACAACAGGCACCTATTATGGCGTTTCGATGACTGCGAATAACGGTTACACTATTATAGGAAGCAGCTCGGGTACTGCTGGGTCTTTCTCTAACGGTGCGTCCCCATTAGGGAATATATTAGGGAGTATCTCAGCCATTTGGGTGGATACACAAAATAATATTTATTTGAGTGACTTAACCAACGACTACGTTAGTGTGTTGTCTGCCGTAACTGCGACTCAGTGGGGAGTGTCCATGACTGCGAGGAAAATGTATAAAATTGCGGGGACTGGAACTTATAACGATACTGGTAGTGGTGGTCTTGCAGTTAACGCTACATTTAAACATATTCAAAGTATTGTCCAAGATGGGCGTGGTAATATTTGCCTTGCAGATCTAACTTCGTCTAAAATAAAAGTAATCTCCGCACACACTGCCACGTGTTACAAGATTCCAATGAAGCCCAACTACATATACGATATAGTTGGAATCACAAACATTGGAAATGGCACCACTCCTCCTACTAACTACATTATAGGCACAGTTATGGCGATGGGTTCACCAATCACTTTAGCGTGGAATTCTAGTAACAACACGTTGGTGTACGCTGATACCGGTACTTCTTTAATCGGACAAATTCTAGTGGAGTAACTCATGACAGTCCCGTCGATCCAAAAAGATATAAGCGAAATAAAAGAGATCTTGGCCCGACAAGAAGAGGTGCTTAAAGACCATATACGACGCACCGAACTGCTAGAAGTTATGGTTCTACCGATCCAACGCCGCGTGTACATGCTTGAGGGAGTAATGTACTTTCTGAGCAGTGTTGGCGTTGGCTCTCTAATTATTTATCTGTTGAGCAAGTATGGCACTAATACATCACATTAATACAGGCTGTTGCGAAAAATGTGCTCAAATCTTCGACCGCTATCCAGACTTCCATCCAGGCCTACGCGCTTGGTTCACCCAGCTCCAAAAAATGCATCCTGAAGCGCATATATCCTGGGCTGGACGCGGTAAAGAGGACCAGGAGCGCTTCTGCGACTTAGGTAAATCTAATGCTCATTATGGCCAGTCTGCTCACAACTTCAATGCGGCTATTGACTTATTTAAGCTTACCCAGCTTGGAGCTGACTTTGACCGTTATTGGTTTAGAGATATTGTTGGCGTGGCCGTCATCAACTACAACGCGGACCCGGGTAAAGAGCTGACGCTGGAGTGGTACGGTATGCCTCACGCCAAGTACTTCGAGCTTCCGCATATCGAAGATCACGACTGGAAGGCCCTACAGCGAGCGGGGAAGCTCAAACTGGTAGAGTGACATAGACCAAGCCCTCGGCGTGCGTCCTTGGGCATTATACGAGGTTTTATGATGCATGACAAAAAGACCAATATAATCAAAGACCTGAAGATAATACGAATCCAAGAGCGATGTATGCACGAGTCCAATGATTTGATTAAACACTTGGAATCCTTGCTGAATAAGGTGGAAAGAGACACAGAAATATGTGAGGATGAGCGCTTGGATACAGCGTCTGGGTTGGAGGAAATACTATCTGAGATTAAGACCATCAGCGCATACACGGATAACAGAACGTGCCTAACGGTAGTTAGTGGACGAAAGAACGCAGAAGGAGATATTGACCTATGGTTCGACTGCTAGCCGTTGCGGTCAGCACTATCGATTTCGTAGACTAGATTTTATTTCAGCCGGAGATTCCTTAATCGTGAATTTGGCGTTGCTCTCCGTTATTGCGGTCAGTCTGTTGAACAAATCATCGATGTCTTTATATCGGTTATCTCTAACTGAGTTATCAGTATACACCCAAATAATCTGTCGTTTTAAGTCTATGAACACTCTAGTTACGTAATCTCTCATGTTCAGTCCCACCATCCTCTTATATGTCGTTGAATATGTTTGAGTAAATAGGCATAATCTTGTTTTAATAAATACTCCTCGTGTGCAACCATATGCCGCAGTGCTTCATGATATTCAGCTTCCATCAGGGTGTCCGTGATCTTTGCACACGTTAAGTGCCCGTCTTTTAGAACAAGCTCACCGAATGTACGGGTTATTAGCTCTTCATCGTAATCCGTATACTCATTGTCTAGAATACGCTGAATAAGCTTCTCGGCTATCCAAATCTCTCTTCCCACCCGATGGGCATCCGTAATAAGTCGATTCTTCACAATGCATTTTCTAGTTCGGCTTAGCTTGTATTGAAGCAGTTTTAATACAAAGTGATAATCCCAATCCTCATCATCCCATAGGAGTCTGGCGTACTGACTCACCTTAGTCAGCCATCTTACGCATTTCCTTAAGAGTTTCATAGTCAATCTGTATCTGCTGTTTTTGGCACACTCTACAACGTCTCTTACGATACCACAGAATTTTACACCGTGATTGAAAAGGCTCAGACCACGGTGACCACCAGCATGTCAGCCAATGTAGTTTATTCATAAAACTGCGAGGCGGTCGCGACTCCACCCGCTCTCGTGACACCAGGCTGCCCTGCCTGCGATTATCTTTACGACCGTAGCGTGTCATCCTAGTCTCCTACACGAGAGTCACTATAGGTTCTGTACGTCTCCAGTGCCGACTATCCCCGCACCAGCGGGGGTCCATCACAGCTTCCCGTACTGCCGCAGCTTTATGATTTCCGAGTAATATCTGTAAGCCTTGAAAGACCATTCTTAGCTAACTTGCGTTCTAACAGACTCTTACAGAAATTACTCAGTAGCGTTACCACCAACCACCACTATTTCCCTCTCCACGCCCAGAAGCGCCCTCGGCACTCTCCAATCGCTCGATTTCCTGTCGCTCCATTTCATCAACTTGAGCTGCAAACCACTCTTTCGTGCCCCACTTCGGCTTATCGGGCTCCTGGCTATTCGCCCAAGCCATGGTCTCCCTGAACGCATATAAAGCCGAGTCTAATATATCCGAGTGGAACCTATCACTAACCACTATGCGCTCACTTGTCGACTTCTCGCGGTCTATCTCTACAAGCATTGACTCTTCCGCAAATCGGCTATTCACTCTCGCTTTGAAGTGACCAGTCCTTAGAGCATCATCCAGCAGAGCCATGTTTTCCATCTTGCGCGTTTTCTCAGCACTAATCAAGGGAATGTGGTGACGGCGTGTTAGCTCTTCCGATATTTTCCTTCCCAATCCGCCGGTATCCATTACTATCTTAGAAACATTATAGCGATTTCGCAGGTACTGAATATTCTGCATCAACGATGTGATATCGGCTTTAGCTACTATAACCTCTTCAACCAAGTAAACACAATGTGTGGCGTCTGATGCGGCCAGCACACACAGAGCATCTGAGTCTTCAAATCCAATGTCAACTCCCATAGTGTAGGTGTACGCTCCGGGAGGCATCGTGGTGTAGTCATTTTTAGTTTCTGACCAGTGTAAAAGAAGCGCATCAGAGTCCAGGACCCATTTTCCGCACCACTCTCTTTGTATAGAGGGATGATTTATGGTGACTCCTCTACGCTTAAGCTCGCGATCTAGAAGCTGCTGATGAGTCTTGCCCGATTTCTGGGCTATAAAAGGATTGTTAAAAAAAGACCACTCGTGGTGTGTAAATTCTTTTGAACGACACGACTCAAAAAAGAAGCCAGTAGGAACCGGCCCAGGCGTCCCGATTAGTCTAAGTACTCCGTTGTAATCCATTAGCGCTGGGGCTAGAATGTCGTCAATAAGTTCTCGTATATGTGCCCGGAATGATTGACTTTCATCAATATACACTTTTTTAAAGGGGAGCCCTCTGAGCTTCTCAGTTTCCTCAGAATCTTTAGCACCAGACAGTTGAATCTGAGAATCATTAGGAAACGTTATAGTCAAATCAGTGTTATTGAATTTACCACCTAATCCAAAGTCTCTGTTTATTTGTTTTAGTATTGGCCAAACGATACGCTTTGTGTTCTTGCGGGATAGGGTTATATAGGCTGACACAGTGTCCGGATTCTTAAGGCAGGTGTCTATCAAATCAGACGCGCAGGCTACAGTCTTTCCCGCACGACGTGAACATAGAGCGGTAGAAAATGGATGTGGATCATTAACGAAAGCTAGTTGTTCGGCAAACAAGTATTGAGCGATATCAAATACCGGCTTCTCACTCTCCGCCGCTTGTTTTTTCCGCTTCCTTTGTAATAACTCTTGCTGCGCTTGACGCCCTTGCAACACGTTTCTTCCTCCTTAGGAACTTCTCCAATTCCTCATCCGACAGCTTAGCCAACGCCTGGTCATCTTGGTGACTAATTTCTTTCAGGAGCCGGAGGTATGCGACTAGATCGCGACTTTCACTAACTTCTAGCTTTTTAGAGGCAGAGATTTGTAGGAGGTAATCAATCTCCCGACGCATAACTTCGATTGCTTGAGACGACAGGTCATCCAGATTAGTGTCTTCGACAGTGGTGTACAGAGGCTCTTCTACCTTCGGCTCCCGAACAATAATTTTACGATTCTTGGCATCAGGCGGATTGTCAAAAATCTGAATTGTCTTTTTTGGATCTCGCTCCATAGATACACATTCTCGACAATAGAATTACTTCACCTTAGCATATTCGGATATCACCTAGTCTGTGCCCGCTGCATCTGGGTACAGCTCGAAAACCTGGATATTGTTAAACGGAATAATCGCATTGGATCCCTTGTAGAGCAGCTCAATACCATGCTGTGTGTAAATAAGCTTCATCCCAGGAAATCGATCCGTAGAAACAAGACGCTGCAAATCGAACTTACCCAAAAGAGAAATCGGCTCCCTAAGCAATACTGACTTCACTGGGTTGTTGTATTTTAACATCGGCTTCTTTCTCCTTTTTAATTAGTTTCCCGGCTTCGGCATCTAGAACCTTAAGCCTAGCTTCAATTTTTTCCATTTGGTCGAAATTACACTCGTTGTGGTAGTGCAGCTGCCCTAACAGGCCACACAGAGAAGTGAACTCCTGTTGCAGCTCTGCGAGTGTTGGTTTTTTTTCACTATCCATTATCGTTTCCTCCTAATACAGCGAAGGGATTAAAATGAAGTCCTCTGCATTGTTTAATAAGACGCTCTCCCACTCTAGTTAAAATAGTAACCCATTTTACCGGGCCTAAGGACTTTAGCAATGCTTTAGCTACTCCAAGTTTTCTCCACGCAGTTTTAACAAAAATAAAGTGCAGTATTCCCCGTTGGTCGCCAAGCGCGTAACCAATTATACACTCAGGGTCATCCGGCAAACAGGCTATTTTTAGCACAGCGGTGGGCGACTCTAACAAATTCGTAACTATTTGGTGATAGTTTGACATGAACTCCGCTTTAGGTATAAGGCTCATTTGGGGACAGCCATAATAAACCCCTCGCAACATAGTCGCATATACGAATGTGCGATCTTCCGGTGTTCCCTCTCTTAGACTAATAACTGTATCTAACTTATCCAACATCTTAGCCCTCACTTTACGGATCTCTTTCGCTACGAACCCGAGTCCGATATGATGTTTTTTAGCGATTTCTGTATTCTCTCTACCCTCTGAGTGCTCTTTCCAGATATACCGCTGTTTAGCACATAAAAAAGAATTCTCAAAAAGGAACTGACCTGCTCTTTCGTAGTATGCCTGCTGTGCCCCGAACACGTCCGATTCCACTCGGTAGAACCTTGTGCTATCATAATGCTGCAGCATGGCGCAATCCCCAGGCAGTTCAATGTCTTTAAAACCGGACTTGGCGAGTTTCCCGTACCACTGTTGTTTGAGTTTTTTAAATTCCGGGTTTTCATATTTAAGAGATTTGGGTCGAGGCATTTGGCACCGCCGCTACAGGAGTGGCTACTGGTGATTGCTGTGCCTTCCTAGCCGCTTCCAGGACGTCGTAGGCGACCTCGTTGGCTTGAAGCTTCATGATTGACTTTACGAAGTATCGCACTGGCTTCTTGACGCACTGCGCAGGTAAATGCATTATACCCGTAGACACCGCAAACCTGCAGTTAACGGAATCGCCAGGCAACCCGTGAGCCTTAACGCTGTTCATGAGCGCCTCAAAAGCTGCGGGGGTACGAGGTAACTCAGTTGGCAGGAATGCCTTCAACCTGAGTAAAAAATATTTTATAAAAGTAACAATGTTAGCAATCTTTGATTTCATCTATCCTCCTATTAATAAACATGGTCATTTTGGCTTAACTATTTGATTAGTTGTTATAATCATTACTAAATTGTCAAAAAAGTTGACACTTACTTAATTTATCTCTCTTTTACCAGGAATCAAGTACTTACCCCATGTTTTTGTGTCAAAAAAGTTGACAGTATAATTTCTTTAATTATTGCCATGGTTTACTTTTTTTAATCCCAAAATATCACCATGTTTTTAGTATACGCGAAAAAAAAGGAAGGTTGTAACAGTGGAACACTACCTATAAGCCCAAAACCAGATAGCGCCACTAGACTTGTTAAAAATAACGTAAAGAGCGCTGGCGCACTTGTTGCATGGTAAGGGCTTCGACTGGAGGCTGTATGTGGAATCGACTAATTGCAATTTACATGATCGCGCTACCACTAATAGTGGGCTTCATGACTTACCAATGGCTTATCACCCGTTGGAAATATCAAGAGGCTATGTCCTATTATGAAGCTGCTCGCGAACGGCTGGAAAGTGACGTTCGAACTAGAACCCATAAGATAGATCCGATTTTTAGCTGTCGTCTAAAACACTGATAAGTAAAGGCTTTTTATGTCTAGGAATCGTACGACTGTAAAAAAGATAATCGAAACTCCTAAGTTGCCTAAACAGTTAGTTAAACACCCAAAATTCACTCTATTTGAGCATTCTATGAATCAAAGTTCAACAAGTAATTTACTCTATTTCACCCAATTTCAGATGAAGAGAAGCTGGCACAAATACTGCAAGTAAAGCTGGTATGTGGCTTACAATAGACAAAATAGAATCCTCCTACGGGACTCAAACAGAATGGTTATTCGCTAATGCTAAAGCTGGGAACTTGAGAATTATCAGAGTTATGGGTAGAGTCCATTTTAATGACTACGAAGTTGAGCTGTTACTGGAGGTGGAGGCTCAAAAAGCGTTACAGCAGCTTTCTGAAATTAACCAGATACGGAAAGTGGAGGACTAATGACTCAGTGGTGCCACAGATGCCACGGGGACGGGCGTAAACATAGAATTCACCGTGTTGGCTGTTTACGTTGCCTGTGTGCAGAGCAGAAGCGAGTGCTCGTCCCTTTTGAAGATTGGGTCTTGTTACGAAATACACGTGAGGAAGAGATTATCAAGGCTAAACAGAGTCCTTGGATACGGTGGTGGTTAAAACCAACTGAATGAGGTTACTATGAGAGTCCCTGATAAAAGAGCCGGAGTATGGGATTGGGAAAAAGAGCTATGTGATCTGATAGACGAAGCCGTTGATCGTCCCCGTAAAAAGCTCGAAATTACGGAAGAGATCATAAATTTAGTAGAGGATATAATTTTCACGGCTTATTACAAAGGGCGTGGATTAACCAAAGGACAAGACAGATGACACAGCTAGAGTATGACAAATTGAGCATAGGGGACATCATTTATGATGATTTCGATTTATGGATTGTCACGGACTCTGCACTTAAAGCGGCAATTCAAGTGGACAGCGGATTCTCCGATTCTCGTTTTATTGGCACTGAGCTAAGGCTTCCCAAATCTCTTATGCTAATGGCATCTTGGCATGTTGGGTTTTTGGAAACAGCTCCCTATCAGATTGAGTTGGTTCCGGGAAGCTACGAAGAAGCAGAGCCCACGTGCAAGTGTCAGGGGCCAGACATCAGCTCGCATTCGTCCGACTGTTCCTGGAAAAAGTGGAATGATAAAAGAAGAGCAACTTGGGGCTTGCAAAAATAATTAAGATGTGGTACAGTTTATAAATGGGAGGAAATATGGTGTACAATTTTATGGGTCTGATGTTTTTGGGTATTTTTATCGTAGGATGCGGACAAAGTGGGACTACGGCTTTTGTTACTAATCCCCCAGAATGTACCACCACTGTGGTAGCTTCTGGGATTCAGGTTAGCTGCTTGGGTAATGACCCAGTAATAGTGCCAAACGGCGCTACAGGGGCTACAGGGGCTCAAGGATTGACGGGAGCTGCTGGGCCTATGGGTCCCCAAGGACCGCAGGGTCCGCAGGGCGCTACAGGCGCTACAGGCGCTACAGGCGCTACAGGCGCTACAGGCGCTACAGGCGCTACAGGCGCTACAGGCGCTACAGGCGCTAATGGACAGGATGGAGCAGTAGGTCCGCAAGGTCCTCAAGGCATTGCTGGGGTGGATGGAGCTAATGGCACTAACGGTCAAGATGGGGCTGTTGGTCCTCAGGGAACACCCGGGACTGATGGTAAGGACGCTACTCCAGTCACAACCGTGCAGTTTTGTCCGAACGTGACCCCCACATATCCCACGACATTCCCGGAATATGGAATTTGTGTTGGGGGGAATCTATATGCTGTTTACTCAGCGAATGACGGGTTTTTAGCCCTGATTCCTCCTGGGGTATATGCCAGCAATGCGATAAACTCTTCATGCGATTTTACTGTGCTAGCGAATTGTCAAATTAGTGAGTGAGGTGCATATGAGTGTTACGCTCAAGAAAAAGCTCAAATATGTGGTCAGTATCTTTATTAGAAGCTACCTGCTTGGAGTGATAATTGGGTGTACGGTGGTAGCCTGTATGAAATTGGTGGGTGTATGAAAAAAGCAAAGAAAAGAAATAATTCGCCTGAATTGTTAAGTCAATTATTTTATGCCGCCAAGTTTACGAATGAGGAGACTAAACGTATATTGTTAGGTTGCTATCACGTAGACACTGTGTACCAGCTCACTATGGAAGACTTAAATGAAGCTATTGATACTGTTGCTTGGATTTTACGTGCTAGTAACCCTACAAAGCTCGAAGAAATTATGGCGGTGGGGAAATGAAAACTGTAGATTTAACGCAGAATAGTAAAGATTGGTTTGCGTGGAGAAAGAAGGGGCTAGGGGCCAGTGATGCTCCAATCGTTATGAATGACAGTCCATGGACAAGTCGCTTCATGCTTTGGGCGATGAAGACCGATTTGTTACAGGCTCCTGAGCCAGAGATTTATTCAGCAGTGGCGATGAGGCGAGGTCATGATTTGGAACCAATCGCACGAGCCGCTTACATGAAGCAGACCGGAATTCTGATGACACCCATCACTGGAATTCACGACGAACATGAGTTTATCAGGGCTTCGTTGGATGGGTTTAATGAAGATGAGTCTAAAATTCTTGAAATCAAATGCCCAAGTAAGGCGGATCACGCTCAAGCAAAGAAGGGAAAAACACCTAGTAAGTATCATGCCCAGTTGCAACATCAATACTTGGTTACAGGCGCTAAGAGCTTGGATTATTATTCGTTCGATGGGTCCAGCGGAGTTATAGTTTCCGTTCCTTCGGATGAGGAGTACCAGAAGAAGTTGCTGACTGAGCTTTTGAAATTTTGGGAGTTGATAGAAAGTCGCACTCCCCCGGAGATTGACCCTGAAGAGCTTGTAAAGATCGTAAAAGCTACTGAGAGCCAAGTTAGAAAACTCACTGGCTCCGTAAGCGCTCTTACTATTATTGCAGGGAACTTATTTAATCAAAAATATGGAATAACTAAAAAAGGAGAATAAAATGGCAGGTAACTTTAATTTCGATTGGGCTTCAGTGACTAAAGCAAGTCTGGACGATCTGGAAGGTCAAGGTAAGAAGCTAGAACCTGGTGAACACGACGCAACGATCACTGATATCAGAGCAGCCAATACAAAAAATGGCGCTTTTGGAGTGACTCTCACTTATGCAGTTGACAACAGCAGTTCTACGATCAAGGAGTTCATCTGCATGACCACTAAGGCTGGTGCTGCTATGCCCTGGGGCCCTTCCAAGTTGAAGCGTCGCATGATGAACGCGGGGTTGACTGCAGAGCAGATCACAAACTTCCGATATCCGTCTAAAGAGACTGAGCTGGCTGATTTTAAGTTAATGCTGGATGCGAAAGTTATCATAACAGTTGATAATGAGGAGATCAAGGACGGCCTTCACAAAGGCAAAAGTTTTCCCCGCGTGCAGAAAGTGTTCCCAAGAGGAGAGCAAAAGTAAATAAATGGACTACACGACTGAAATAGTCACCTCTCTCTCTCGGTTCCAAGAGATAACCGAGAATGCACCGACCCGGGTAGTAGCCGACGTCGAGACAAAGGGGGAGTTGGATGTAGCTGGGATTCTACTCGGCATAGCCCTGGCTTTTAGACGTGCCAACTCCCCCAACGTTATAACATCTTTGTACGTTCCCTTTTACGAATATGATTTACTCACCCAAAATCTCACCCCCGCCGATGCGACCGGTATGCTCGGCGGGGTAACCTCCTTCTTGCAAGGGAGGGAGCTGATTGGGCATCAGGTTGAGTACGATAGAATGTGGATTGACGCAAAGTTTGGACTCAGCACGAAGTGGCATGCGGATACGCGAAAGATGTGGCACCTATCGGATGATACAGATGCGAAACATGGCTTTGGCTTAAAAATGGCTCAAACTGAACTGCTGGGATGGGCTGAAACAAATGCAGCAGCTCTTGAAAAAGAAGTGGAGGAGCGTGGTGGAAAACTTTCTAATGGGGATCATTACCTTGCTAGTAGTGACACTCTCGCTTATTATGCTTGTTTGGATGTTGTCAGCACTCTGCAGTTGTATGAACGACTTGTGCCGTTTTTTGAAAAAAACGATTACTGGACTTTTCTTCAGTGGCGACAAGATTATCACCAAATCCTTACCGAAGCCACTCGGACCGGGATGCGAGTTGATGTTTCCGCTCTGCTCGATGCCAAGGAAACGCTCACGGTCAAATGCGAAAACTCAGAAAAGGAAATCCGGAAGACGTGTCCTAAAGAAATTGAAGCCCTAGAGGAATGCTGGGCAGAGGAGAAGGCTCTTGCGTATAAAACAGAAAAATTCGCAAACGCTCATAGGCAAGATAAGGAAAAATGGCGAAAGTTCAATCCGAACTCAGGGGACCAGCGTAGTCAATTGCTGTACGGAATGCTTGGACTGCCAGTTAAAGGAACTACTCCAACTGGCAAACCAAAGTCGGACAGAGATACTATCGCAAGCCTTAACCATCCAGCCGCGCGAGCTTTTGTTACTTTGTCAGAAGACCGAAAAATCTTGCAGTTTACTGAAGGGTACCTTGAGTCTTTGCGGGCTCACACTGATGGAACGTATACTATCCATTTTCCGTATAATACTTCAGCCACAGTATCCGATCGCCTTGGCGGATTCAAACCGTACTGCCTTAACATGCCATTCTCAGAAGAAAGTGTGATGAAGGCTTTTCAGCTCCCTGAGGGATACGTTGGGATACATGCTGATTTGGCCGCCATTGAGCCTTGCTTAATCGCGGCATACTCGGAGGACCCTACGCTACTCAAGGTACACAGGGACGGTTTAGGAGACGTTTATTTGGATTTGGCGCTGTCTGTGTTCCCGGAGAACGAGGCCTTAAAACTATTCTACGACCCTATGAAGCCCTGTTCGGCTGAAATTAAGAAGAAGTTTAAGGATATACGGGCCATGTGCAAGATTGTTCATTTGGCTGTGGGCTACACGGGAACGGCCTTTACAATACACAGAAATCTGAATAAAGTCGGACATGAGATATCGCTAGATGACGCAGCCTATTTGGTGAATAAATATTGGGAGAAATTTGACTTGGTTGCGAAGTTTAACAGCAAACTCAAGGCTTTGCACAATAAACAAGGCTATTTAAGAAACATCTTAGGTCGGATTATACGGGTTCCAAAAAGGTACGAGAAGGATACGATGAACCGGTTTATCCAATCGGGTGGGCATGATTGTTTGACGGCATGGGTTATGGGGATTGATGAGCGCCGACGAGCGATGCAACATATTGGAATGTTTCCAGTACTTGTTGATTTGCATGATGCTACAGGATGGGCGGTAAAGGAAGAGTATTATGATGAAGCTAGACGAATTTTTGACTTGAGTTTAGCGGAACTTAATGATAGACTAAAATTACCGGTAACGCTCAAAGTTGAAACAAAAAAGTACAGAACGTTGCACGGATTAAAAGGAGATGAAGAATGAAAAAGTGGTTACTTGGCATCTTGGTAGTAGGTTTAGTGGGTTCGTCGTTCTGGTTTCAGCACCACGTTTACGCGCAGCGAGAGGCTCGTATGAAGGACGATGTGATTCGTATAGCCGGAATGGTTTACTACGCTGCGTGCATGCAAACCGCTATTGATTTAGCTCAGAGCCTGCACATGAAGGCTGACGAACAGAAGCTTGATCCAATCTGTCAAGAACGCGCGATTAATTTTATCGCCGGAGCTACTGGTGGGCAGGAGAAGAAGTGAGAAACGCAATTGAAAATAGGCTTCTTGAGATTCGAGATATTGTGGTTTATGGCTTTAAAGTAACGAATCAAATTTGTAGTTTTGGTTATAGTATGGGCGTGAGTTTGAGCCCCAGTGAACGGGAAATGTGGTTGGCTTTATTAGCATTAGGGCTTTTACTCGCGCTGTAAGGAGTGTCATGAAGTTTATAATGGGAGTGCTAGTAGGTATCCTATTAATGTGTGTGACCATCGTTGCAATAGCTTTCACTCCCACAAAAAAACCGGAGATTCTTCCAAGACCCGAAATGATAATAAACAATAAAGCCGTTACACTTGTTAAAATACCTAATGGTCGCTGTACAGGATTTTATATTCGCACTGGGATAATTGTAACAGCTCGGCATTGTATGCCTGATAAAGCTAAAATTGGGACTCCGATTACAGTCGAACTGAATTCAGGGCTGACCGTAATTACGACTCTTATCGGATTTGGCGAAGGGGGCGTAAATGATTTCGCAATTCTTAAAGACCCTGAAAATCGAGCCGTGTCCATGCACAACTATAACAATATTGTTTATAGCAGTTCTTTGTGTGCCAATATTAGGTACGACGGTGTTACCAAATTGCAAACTATGACTCCTTGTATAGTGGGCTCACCAAGCGCTGAGTGGATGGGCTTCATAGTAGTTCATGGCATCGTGAATCCCGGGGATTCTGGGGGACCTCTAGTAGACGCCAACGGTTTGGTTATTGGAGTTATGGTTCAGACAAATCAGAGCACTTTTGAGGGCGCGGCTGTGTATATCTGGCGAGTGATTAACAAGCTTGATGAAATACAGAGGCAGTAAATGGATTCAAACTTTTTTTGTTGGTATGTTTGGAAGCGCTCAGTGACTAACCCGGACTTCAGGGTGTTACAGCAGTCGGATTTGCCCAGTACGGGATTTTCGTCCGTGTACGCAATTGACGAGTCCAGCGCTGAGGCTTTACAAAGGACTCAGAATTATGTTGGATTTAAGGGAGTGGTTTGGTCGGATAAACTGTGGATTGACGCAGACACGGAAGAGGCCGCGATTAAAATTGATGCCGGACTCCGAGAAAGTGGTTTGGGATTTACAAGGTACACTACGGGGAATAGAGGGGCTCACTTTGGCATCAATCGAGAGGCCGCTCCTTCACAGCTTTTACCTGAACAGGATAAGGCTTGGGTTAAAGCGCGCTACCCGGAAGCAGATTTGAAGTTGTACGGACATTTGCATATGTTTAGGCTTCCCGGGACGGTGCACGAGAAGACAGGAAAGCCAAAAGAAATAGTCGCAACAGTTGAGGGCACGACTATTATACACGGGAGACCTGACAAGAAACGGGCTGTCCAATCGTTGGGTTCATTGATGAATCCTAGTACAGAGTCTGTGTTTGTCGATAACACGATCATGAATAACTCAGTTCCGTGCACAAATGGCCAGCGTCACTACGCATTATTGAGTGTGGCCACTAAATTTTCAATGCGCAAAGAAGATCCTAAAATTGCACTATGGTGGCTCAGAGAAATTAATAAAATGTTTACTGAACCTAAAAGCGAAGAAGAGCTTAATAAGCTAATCCATTGGGCATACGAGGAGCGTGATCGTGACTAAGAAACCTTTTGACTTGCACGGCCATATTGAGCGGCAACTCCGAAAGGTGTGGCAGTGGTTCCCGCCTAGGGCTGAGGCTAGGAAGCGCGTGCAGGTTGGTAAAGACTTGTTTACCTGTGAAAGCTGTGGGAAACAGTTCACACGTAAGGAGACACACGTTGATCACAAACAGCCAGTGGTAGCGGTTACGGGCTGGGTGGATTGGAATACATTTATAGATAAGCTTTTCTGCGATGTGTCAAATTTACAAATACTGTGTAAGAAGTGTCACAAAGAGAAAACGAACGCGGAGAATAGGACGCGGCGTTTCGATTGGGGTGGAATGAGATGAGTGATAAATCGAGTAGCGTAAGTTACGGATATTGTTGTCCCAAGCATGATAAATATTTCTTTATGGAGAGCGCTGAGAAGGGCTCCTACGTCGGTTCTTGGCAATGTCCGGATTGTCTAGATGAACAAGCTGGTATGTGTAATAATGGCGCTCTTAGTGGACCTACTCCCTCGATGGAAAATAAACTATTAATTGTTGAAGATGGAAAAGAATCTCTTGCTGAGACTAAGGGAATACGATATAATACAGATAAAGACAAGCTATCGTGGGTTCCTGCATCATTAGAGAGAGCGGTAGCTAAAGTTTTATGGAAAAGCTCAGCTGAGGGTGGGGGTAAGTACCCGGCCCAGAATTGGCGAAAGGGCATGTCGTGGAGCGAAACTGGAGAAAGTTTAATGAGACATGCCAAACTTCTTATTCAGGACGGAGAAGAAATTGATAAGGAATCTGGGTTACCCCATATATTCCATATAGCGTGTAATGCAGCTTTTTTGATTGAATACCGAGAGACGCATCCCGAATTGAACGACTTGTATAAAAAGGGAGGAAATAAATGAAGCAGGATCGAGAGAAAGTATATATCGCTGGCCCGATGAGCGGGCTTCCACTCCTAAATTTCCCGAGCTTTGATAAGGCCGCTAAGAAGTGGCGCAAAGCCGGATATGCAGTTGTTTCCCCGGCTGACCTTGACCGCGTTAACGGTACTAATGAGTATACTCCAATGGAAGAGCGTTGCAGTTACAGGGATGCAATGAAGCGTGATTTAGCAGCTATTTGCGAATGTGATGCAATAGCGCTGCTTCCTGACTGGCAGAAGTCACCTGGGACAAAGGTTGAATTAGCTCTTGGTAGATTATTGAATTTGGCAATTTACGATGCAAAAACAATGAAGAAAATGAAATTTGAATAGGAGGATTCATGACAGACGAACTAAAAGAACTAGCTGAACAAGAAACGCAAAACCCAGAAGAGATGATAGCTCCAGCTGCTGTGGAAGTGGCTTTTCCCAAGATGGTGGATGCTCGACATCAGGCAGTTCAACAATTCCGGAAAGGAGTGTTGCAGCTTCTAAATCAGTCGATTACTGGGGGAATCAATAAAGCGATTGTCGAAGTTAGTATGGTCTCCGATATGATTGTTGACGAGACGTCGGAAGAGTTGAAGCTGCTTGGTTACGATGTGTCTTTTAGAAATATTGTTAAAAATAATGCAGGTTATACCAGTAAGAATATGGTGATATCTTATGACTGGAAAACAAAGTAAATGTCAGGCTCCTGGTTGTGAAAGGAATGTGAACTCCAGAGGCTATTGTTTTGCCCACTATCATCGAATTAGACGACACGGTTCTTTGGAAAATATAAGGGATAAAAATAGTGAGCTTGATTCGATGTTCAAAAGGCTCGCTGAGCAGATTGCAATTGAGAATGAGGAGGTTGTTTCCTATGAAGAAGAAAAATCTATTTCAAGTGACGAAGAGCTTGAAAAATTGCTCAAGGCTGCGTACGATCTTGTACGTTCCAGACGTGCATCGACCCTACCACGACGAAAAGGCATTTCAGCTAATGCTAAAAGTCGCAAAGGACATCGGCGTTGACCAGATAGAGGTTTTAGGGGACTTCCTGGATTTCTATTCAGTCAGCTCCTTTTCTAAAGACCCTAATAGAGCGAGTAGGTTAGACAGTGAAGTGGCTTCTGGGAATGTGGGTTTGGACCAGCTGGATAGTCTGGGGGCTACCACCAAAGTGTACATAGCCGGGAATCATGAGGATCGTTTGGAACGCTACATGCGAGATAAAGCTCCCCAGGTATTCAACATGGTGCGCTTGGAAAAGATTCTCAAACTTAAGCAACGTGGATGGCAGTTTGTACCCTACAAAAGTGATCATAAGACAGGCAAGCTCTTCTCGACTCACGACGTTGGAGCTACTGGGCGGTTTGCAATTTACCGCTCCATTGAGATCTATCAGCATAATACAGTTACAGCTCATACACACCGTATGGCCTACATGGTCGAGGGCAATGCTTCCGGAGAAACGCACATATCTTGTTCTTTTGGTTGGCTTGGTGATGTAAATATGATAGACTACGAGCATAGGGCTAAAGTTCTAAGAGACTGTACATTAGGTTTTGGCTTGGGTTACTTGGATGTTCGCACAGGCAATGTTTTCTTGGTTCCAGTTCCTATCGTAGACTATCAATGTGTAGTGAATGGTAAACTTTACAAGGAGTAATGTTATGGATGATAAGACGCATTATCCGCTCGTTGTACTACAATTCTATGACCACAGTTCTGGTACTGTCGAACAAGTGGAGCATCCTCTTATCTGCCGTATTGTCGGCTGGGTCTACAAGGAAACTAAGCTATATTACACAGTTGTAACCTGGATAACTGGGGATAACATGGGAGATCATCAAAATAATGAGGCTTTTCTAATTCTGAAGAGCACGGTAATCTCAAAGCGAGTGATTAAAGGAGTGTAACATGCTAGCTATTTGGTCCTATATTAAGAACCTGAAACTGACAATAGCCCAGTGGATGCAAATTATGAGTGCGGCTGGAATTGCTGTGTTGGTTCTAACTCTGAAAATAAAGAACGACCAGTTGCACGTAGCTCGGATTGACTTGTTGCGGCAAGCACATGAAATCGAAGAAGATAAGGCGGACCGGGCTATCGCGACTGCAACCAAAAAAGTAAGTAATGCGAGGTTTAAGTATGTTCAAGCAATTGATGATTACAAGCGCTCTGGTCTTAGCAATCTTAACTAGCTCGGTACGCGCGGCTACGTGCGACGATGTATTAGGGCTCTGTGAGACGTATGTGAAAAGCCTAGAAGAGTTAAACGCGGCTCAGGAGCTTAAGATTATGGTGTTGACTAAAGAGCGTGATGAGGCTTACAAACAACTGACAGCCGAGGAGCAGAAGGTAGATTGGTATTGGTACGTATTGGGAGGAGTAGCGGTGGGTGTTGCGGGAACAGCGCTACTAAAAAAATGATATGAAACGCTGGAATTGGGAAAATTTTATTTGCAATAAATGGAAGCTCGACCAAGATTACATTCAGTTATTATCGACAGATGAAGCGCTTTGGTTGTATCGCTTTAATATGGAGTACGTAGGAGGTTGGATTCCTAAGTCCTCCGCGTTGCATTCGACTCCAGCGTTAAAGCGAAAAGTTGCCAGAGCCGTGTACGCGAATAGGAGTGATATACTAAGTAACCCGAAGTTCACCGACTGTGGAAATATGGATGATCGGTTGAGCAGTACAGCTGAATCAGAAGGACGTGTGTGTGCCCGTGACTTGGTAGCGACTAAGTCCAAATTGCATGCGGTCCTGAGGGCTTTACGGGGCTAATTATGATAACACTAGACATGCATGGGAAAACTAGTAGATATGCAGTTAGCGAGTTGATAGCATTAATCGATCGAGTTCGAAAAGACCGGGATCATCTGGCTGTGCGATTTATTACTGGGCAGGGTATGATTAGGAAGGATTTGTTGCGTGTAAGCAACAGGTACGAACTAGAATATTACGACTGGGATTTGGGAACATTGCTAGTTTTTATTGAGTAGTTACACCCAATGGGGCTAATAGGGCGTTTTTAAAAAGGAGGATATGTGATAGGATATTTTCTAAGCGTTAGCTGCATATTCGTGGCTGGGGTGGTAATCGGGGAGAAGGGAAGCCTGATTCTAGCTATGGTTCTTATGTTTATGGGATGCCTGTATGTATCATCATTATGCAAAGCGTTAGAGAATTGTGAAGCTGAGTTTAAACGTCTTAGTGACCGGGCTAATTCTAGTACTGTGGAGGATTTAGACTAATGACCCAAATAACTCGTTTATTGAATTTTTTACGACTGATTGACGATGACAAACGGTTGTCCCTGACCAATATAGCGCTTATTATAGTGGTTATTAAACTTGCGTATGTGGAGCAGGCGAACATGTTGGACCTAGGAACCCTTTTATTGGCTCTGGCAAATTACAACATAAAGAAATACTGGGTCAAGGGCTCCCTAAGCACTAACATGACATCCATACAGCAAGATATTAAAAAGGTCATAGTAAATAGCTCAAAGTCAGGTTCGTTAGGCTCTCAGTCAGAGGAGGATTCGGAGGACATTGAGATATGACAGTATTATTGGGAATTTTAGAAGTTGTTATTGGAGTTATAATAGCGGAGCTCCTTATGGAACACGTTATAAAGCCATTACTGAGTAAGAAGCCAGATATAGCCTGCGACAGCTGTAATCAAGTCCGCTTTCTGACCCTGACCCCGGACGAAAAGCATTGGCTATGCGATGAATGTATGGCGGCCTATATGTTGGAGAATGGGAACGATTTAATTGATAACGCTAAATAATAAAACTTTGGAGGTGCCTTATGCCATACATTGAAAAATTAAAACGACACATCTTGACTAATGGCGGAAAGCCCATGAATTCTGGCGAGCTGAATTTTTTGATAACTACGCTTGTTAGAGAGTATTGGCTAGCACATGGCCCCAAATACCAAGCTATTAATGACATTGTAGGAGCACTGGAGAGCGCTAAAGCCGAGTTTCAGCGACGTGTGGTAGGAGCTTACGAAGATCAGAAAATAAAGGATAACGGGGATGTATACTAAACTCTTAGCCCAGCAGTACGCCAAGGGCTATAAGCAGGGGTATTTAGACGCTCAGGATGAGGTTAAAAAGGGCTGTAGGCACTGTTATAAGTTGGATGTAGCACTCAAAGCTGGTAACCGGACCGTTTGGATGCCTCGCTGTATCCACTGTGGGAGTTGGAAAAATAAGCTGGGTGGTGAATTAGGTGGGTAATTTCCTATTACTTTTTCCGCTTTGCCATAATCGCTTCTACAAGTCCTCTCATTCGTGACCTGTGCGCCTGCACCTTCTCCTTAGACTCCATCGGCTCTTCTGGCTCAGCTTCTCCGCCTTTCGCCATTCTATGCTCGTCCTGTTCGTCGGACATGTCATTAGGGCTCATTTCGAAATGCTCGGGATCAGCTTCACCCATCTTCGGTTCCATTTCATCCATATGGTCTATATCTTTGGGAAGTCCGGCGTATGCCTGGATGTCCTGCTGAAGCCGTTGGTGAAAATAATCGTCTAACAGTTTCTTGGATTTGGATTTAGCGTCCATGTTTACTTCTCCGCCTTCTGCCATCTTACGTGGTTTACCGTGCCTAGCCACAGAGTAAGCTATTGCGATAGCTTGTTTCTGGGGCTTTCCGGCAGCCATTTCGGTTTTAATGTTTTGGCTCATCGCTTTTTTTGAAGAACCCGATTTTAATGGCATAAATTACTCGATGGGTGGGGGTTGATAAGCTGGTTTATCGGCTTCTTCATCTTTATCGTATTCTTCATGGGGCTGGCACTCGCAGCACTGGAAGGCTGCGTGAAAGGCGCGAGCTGCGGCCATGATGTCGCCTTCTGCGAGAGCTTCCTTCAATTCGTGCATAGCGACTATTAGTCCATTTTCAGCTGCATCGAACTTTTCGTCCTCTGCCGATTTATTAGGCATTGGGAACCTCGGTAATATACCGTGCATATGATACCTCTAAATAAGGCATAGGCAAGTTATATGCCTTTTGTATGATGGACGATACCTTAAAAAGTCAAAGTTCAAAAATTAAGAAAATGACAGCGCTAATGCGAAAACATGGCATTAAACGATTAAAACTCGATGAAATAGAGATTGAGTTGCAGTCAGCTCCTGAAGCGCCACTAAGCTATTATAAACGCAAGCAATTGTCGAAAGATAATGGAGTGGAGGACGGAGAAATCAGGCCTTTGAATTATAGTGAAGAAGATGTTTTGTTCTGGAGTTCGGCACAGATACCTCCAGAAAAGGATGAACAGGAATAATATATGCCAACAGTAAGACGAAAAGAAGCTGGGGAACGCACTACAATACAAGCGCATACGACTAATAAGGACGTTAGACGCATCGCAACAGTTGCAAGTTGGTGGAAATCGACCGGAAAACGACAACTTCAGAACGAATTACTCAGCTCGTTCGAATACTTGAAACGCACGCAGAACCACCGCTATCGTCAAATCGCCGTATTCTCGCGATTGTATGGAAGTATTCCGCTTATGGGGGTCGTTGGAACCAACCTAACCAAAGTTGGCCTCTCCGGAACAGTACCGATAGATCGTCCAACCTTTAACGCCATCCAGAGCTGCTCAGACACCCTCGTAGCCCGCATATCGCAGTCGAAGCCTAGAGCAGTATTTCTTACGGACGGTGGAGACTATAAACAACGTAACCTAGCGAAAAAGCTCAATGCTTTCATGGACGGCGAGTTCTACCGTACCAAGGCGTATGAGAAGGGTGAAGCAGCCCTAAAAGACGCAGCGATAACCGGCACCGGCGTGGTAAAAGTGCTGGAAAAGGATGGTCTTGTTAGCGTAGAGCGGCTTCTTAATACCGAGCTTTTAGTAGATATGAATGACGGAATGTATGGCGAGCCCAGACAGATGTACCATATGAAACTCGTGGATCGAGACGTATTGGCTGAGGCCTTCCCAGAAGTTAAAGGGGTAGTGAGATTAGCCGAACAAGCCTACCCAGACAACTCAGATGAATCAGGTAAATCCATAGCTGACCAAGTTATGGTCGTGGAAGCCTGGCATCTACCCAGTAAAAAAGGTGCTAAAGATGGGCGACACTCAATTGTGTGTTCCTCTGGTGTAATACTTGATGAAGATTGGGAAAAGCCATACTTTCCGTTCGTTTTTCTGCATTATAGCAGCCGAATGCTGGGATTCTGGTCACAGGGATTAGCCGAGCAGCTGATGGGCACACAGGTTGAAATAAATAGGCTTCTCATTACCATGTCCCAGAGCATCAACCTAGTCGGCGTACCCCGCGTATTCGTGGAAGAGGGCTCCAAGGTCGTTAAATCTCACCTAAACAACGCCATAGGAGCCGTGGTGATGTACCGAGGCACCAAACCACAGTACGAGGTAGCCCCATGCGTTCCCGTTGAGCTGTACGGGCAATTAGAGAGGCTTATTGACTATTGTTATAAACAATGTGGTATATCTCAGTTAGCGGCAAACGCCCAGAAACCAGCCGGTTTGGACTCTGGAGAGGCGATTCGAACATATGAAGACGTATTTGCCGATCGGTTAACCACCATAGCTCAGCATTACGATAAGTTCTTCGTTGAATTAGCGTACTTGATAACAGACTTGGCCAAGGATATAGCGAAACGAGAAGGGAAATACTCAACCATTTATCCCGGAAAACTCGGCAGCATGCAGATTGATTTGGCCAAAGCGGATTTGGCCGAAGACCCAGTAATTCAGATATTCAACGCCAATTCGCTTCCTAGAGACCCAAGTGGCCGCCTAGCCAAGATAACGGAAATGACCCAAGCCGGAATGATTAGCATAACCGAAGCCCGAAGGCTTTTGGACTTTGCCGATTTAGCTCAAGTAGAAGTATTGGCGAATGCCCCGGAAGAGAGAATATATCAAACGTTAGATGATATAATCGAAGATGGAAAGTACTCACCGCCTGACCCCTTCACCAACTTACAGCTAGCCGAGCAAATTGTGGTGCAGTATATAAATCTGTATGTTCCCATGAAGCTAGAGGAGAAAAAAGCGCAAATGCTCCGAGACTACTACACTCAAATACAGGATTTGAAACAGACTGCTATGCAACCCCCTCCAGGGATGCCAATGCCAGTTTCTGGGGGTGCGCTTGCAGGGACTCCGACTGCAGTACCCCAACCTCCAGCTCAGTCGCCCATATTGCCAAATGCACCTCAGAGCTAATGGGTTTTTCATAAGAACGCCTCTAAGGTAAAAACGCTATTGGGATGACGATTGTAGACCCAACGACTTGTGTCCATAATTTAGTATCCAACACCCGTGTGGTATCGTGAGAGTTCATGTTACAGACCATCAATATATTTGTGACGATAAGACTGCCAATTATACATCCGTATTTATCCTTTGTGCCAAACGTAGTGTGACATACGGTGTACAAACCTATCGAAAGCCCAGCTGCTAAACCAAGATCTACGGGAATATTGGTAGAGTTCTCCTCGCACTTAACAACACTTGACAACAGGAGACTTAATAGTATGAATATAGGGATGTATTTCATACTATACCCCCTTAGTCTCTTTTTTCAACTCCAGAAACCGGACCCATTCTTTGATCAAAACCTCGTCGATCTCGGCTTTGGTTAAATCCTTAAAACGTATCTTGTGTAGCTTAAGAAACTCTTCTACTTCTTTAGTGTATTTCATCTGAAGCTCTCCTCCTTATTACTGGTATAAATAGATTTGGCCTTCATGTATCCTTGGTACCGACCAACGCACCATCCAACAAGGAGCGAGTGACACATGACCACTGCAAGTGCTGCAGGTGATAATATCATTTTACCTCCTATGACCATCCTAGTCCGACTAGGGGGCCTCCCAATTGAATAGGGGGCATAACCCCGGAATTTTTCCCCCACCATTCAAATAGGGAGGGGTAGTTTTACAATATACCCTATTAGTGGCCAATTATTTATTCCCCTGGCCTAGGGTACATCTAGGGGTAGACACGCCATACCTATACCCAGCATAGACCTAACTTGCTCATACGTTTCAGCGACTTCTAATGCAGCTTTGTAGTTGCCCTTGAAGTATATCAGTGCGCGAGAGTTAAATGGGAACACAACGTCGATGGCATCAGCGTTTAATATTACTTTGCCCTGACTTGTTTTTGACTTATATTCAGTTATCTCTATAAACATGATTTATCCCTTTCTTGGATTGGTTATATTGTTTGCAAGCCTGTTCAAATTTTCGTACCTTGACCGCGAAAGCGTCAACCCGCTTGCCGAGAGCCCGAATGCGCTGTTCTAGAGCGTCGCATTCACGTGTCAATTCATCTAATTTTATCTCACGCATACCCTTACTCCCTTCTACAATCTTTCTCTATGCATGCCAGGACATAGGCCACAGGCTCTACGACGTCTAGGACTACTTCATTATCTAAGAAAATCTTCGTTACAACTTCATCCTGAAAGATGCTGTTAACGTGCAGGCCGTTAACGAATCTAATCCTGAATCTACGCCCTTGGCCGTATACGTGGTAGATTTCTGTGACTTCAAACATGGTACCCTCCATTTCGCGTTACAAGGGCTCCGCAATCCACGTGGATTATAGGGTCATATAAACCTAAGGGTTCACACACGCGCGTACATTCTCGGGCCATTGGCGCTTGTTACTCGATGAATTCTACCGTATACGCTTGTGGCCCTTTTGGACCTTCCACTTGTGTGAACGCAACTGGCTTCCCCTCGATGTCGCCAAGGTATTGCGTTACATTTGGCTTGTCTATCGCGCTGTAGTGAAAGAATATGTCCTCACCCTCTGACTCCAGAAAGCCATAGCCCTTGTTCTCATTGTACCACTTGACATAACCTGTATGGCATGATATGGACATGTATATCATATCTCCTCCCTTTCCCACTGTTCGGCATCGACTGTTATAGTCCCACCTTCGACTAGTTGGCACGACTCGCACCAGTCCCATATTTCGTCGCCCGCCGATACAGTTTGGATTGGTTCTTGGCAGTGAACGCATATACGGAGTTCATCATCTTTCATACAGTCCTCTTTTCTTCTAGTTGTTCTTCAAAGTATTCAAGCTCAGTTTCAAGGTATTCTAGAACATTCTTGTAGGCATCAGTGTCAAACTGAATTGCCCCATGAGCCCGTTCTACCGCGACACGTATCTGTTCTAACCCTTCAACCATCTTGACAGCTTTCTGGTATTCTAGATTTGTCATATTATGTTCCTTTCGTTAATAATCAATCGCTTCCTGTTTCGTTATAAAACAATGAATGCCTGACGTGCACACTTCGCGAATGTCCCGATTGAAACTAGACTTAACCCACTGTCCCACATGGTATTGAAAATCACGGGTATGTGAGGAGTAAAATCTAGTAAGTGACGTTGTCTTGCCATCTAAAGTCTCAGCCTTGAGCACTTTAACTCTCTGAACCCTACATTTTCTTTCAGTAAGACCGCCAATTCTAGGTGAATGTTTGGATACCAATAGTGTCAATATATACTTATTACAGTCATCATCCTCTACTTTCTTATATGCAATGAATTGACCAGCTTCTGGAACTATGCTGCGCCTATCTAATCCAATGACACCGCTCAAGTTGGAGCGACTCAAGTTAGCATAGCTCAAGTCGGCACCGCTAAAGTTGGCATAGCTCAAGTCGGCACCACTCAAGTTGGCACAGCTCAAGTTGGCACAGCTCAAGTTGGCACAGCGCAAGTTGGCACAGCGCAAGTTGGCATAGCTCAAGTTGACACGTCTCAAGTCGGCATCCCACAAGTCGGCATCCCACAAGTCGGCACGTCTCAAGTCGGCACCGCTCAAGTCGGCACCGCTCAAGTTGGCGCGAATTCCTTTAGAATTGTCCCGTAGCCAATCCCGATGATTTTTGAGTATTACAGCCAATTCTTCTTTAGATATATTTCTCATAAATCACCCATTCTTTATAAATAAAACCTAATTCACCTTTGTATCCATTACTCCATCATGTCTTCAAGTTCCATATCAAGCTGATTGCAGCTCTTACATTGCATCTTCGACGCATCGACCGATAGTACTGTTTTATGGCAACCTTGACACACTGTAACTGGGATAACCTTAAGGAATACAGGCTCTGTGCGGTGAAAATGTTCCAGTACACAATTTATAGCCTCTGCGTCAGTCTCCACATACCACGTAGTATGAGTCAATCTACCATCCTTTTGCACGTAGAATACTTTGAATGCATTATGTATCATAAATCACCTCATTTCTTGGTTATGTCGATACGGTTAACGGTGCCATAATTGTCTACGCGGAATACTGGATAACAGACGCCCTGGATTTTCATATACGCCAATATAAGTGCATTGCGCTCTCTCCGAGTCGCGTATTCGTTAGATTGAATCACAAACTTGCCGGAGTCGGTATCGAATACGTCACCGTCCTCATTTATCTGGATGTTCTGACATTGGTACTCTAGTAGAGCTTTGTTCTCTACATCTACACCATAGCCACAATCGTTTAAATAATTCTCAAGTGCCTTAAGAGCCGCTGGGTCGGTGGGCAACTCAAACTTTTCGAGGCGTACCCAGCTGTATATGCCCATGTCGTCGCATCCATATTCGTTCGACTTGTTGAGGTTATGGATATCTTGATGTAAACTTGCAGAGTTGTTATATGTTGCGCCCCAGATATCCGCTATGGCTGTTTCGAGCTTCGAACTCTCTGTAATAAATTCCTTCTTCAGTTTCGATAGATTATCGGTCCAAGCCTGTAACTTAAGTTTATTGTGTGTATTCATATCATCTCCTTACTTATTTTCAATTGGGTTATAGCCGATAAGTGCATATGCGCGCGCAACATCGGCTTTTCTTATATAAATAGAGCCGTCTGCGTCAGTGTAGTCACACCCTAAGTCGTATACAGCGTCAATGAACGCGCGCTGTTGTTTCGCATCTAATTCTCCGTGGCAGTTAGATACATATTCAGTTAGGTCATCACCCTCACGTTCACTGTAGTCTAAATCGTTGAGCACGGGATAGTTCTCTAAATCTTTCTTAATCTTATATAACTCTATCACAGCTTTCTTGTTAGACTTGTGGACTAGTATTTGTTCAATCCAGCCGCAACCCCAATGCCCAAATCTATGCACCTCAACACCTTCGTGTTCCCCACCCAATCGTTCAAGGGCACTTGCAAAGTTAGATTCTTCTAGTGACTGAGAATCACGTGACCGACCGGGACCAGTGAAGTATTCTCCCAAGTCAGGACCAGTGTAGTTATCCGCACGCTCCCAAAGTTCTAGTCCTTTACAGGCTTGTTTATAAGTTACTCTTTTCATATTATGTTCCTTTCTTTAATATTTGGGCCAATACCAGTCACAAGCCCAATCAAATAAGAACCATGTAATCCAGAATGCGCTGTATGCGGTTGCCAAGATAATCATCAGTCGGCTCCCTTACTTGCGGTTTAACCGCTCTATTGAATCTTGCACGTCGCTCTTCCAACATCCGAGTATGACCAAGATACAGAATACTGTAAATGCACTCATATTAAACTCCTTACTTCGTATCGGTTATCGTGTAATGATGTGCAATACTGCGGCGATTGTACAACCCTAGTCGAAGGGCTTTTGCGCATTCAGCGTCGATGCGTCTGTGTTCGCGCTCTGCAAGATGGCTGATATGCATCGTCCGTATAGCCTGAATCAAGCAAACTGTCGATATTAACGCAATTATAATCATAATGAATCTCCCGTGTTCGTGTGCGTCTGTTCTATTAAACAAGTATTGCATCCGCCATGCCAATCCGCCACGCACACCCAATTGTGTGAATGCGTGAAGTTTTAGACACCACAATTGCAGTTTGTGCGTGCGTCGTGCGTGATGTGCGAGTAGTGTACAATGTCAAGTTGGTATGCAGCATTGTGCTGATTGCCACAATTGCATTGGGTGTGAAGCGTTTGATGTACAGCGAGCTATTGGTATGAGGATGGTATACATGTACAGCAGTTTAATTGTGGTATACTTATATAGCAGTGTAGTGCAGTTGCGCGCGCGTGTGTGTGTGTGCATAAACCAGCTGAAAATGTGTGTAGTGATGTGCATGTAGAGGGTGTACTGATATGCATGGAATATGAAGGTTGATATGCATCATAATACGCATAGTAATACACATCATAATATGCATCATAATACGCATCATAATATGCATCATAATATGCATCAACTTTGATGCGTACCTTTCACTTTAAGCCTTGATTGAACACATCACATCTAAATTAGCCCTAAAGTAAGGCTATAACCTCATTTAACGTACAATGCCTTATAATCCACGTGACTTTACAGCCAATACATTCACATTCCCTAACTGTTTGACGCTGAGCCTTGGGCATTGTAACACACGGCCGCATCCCGCAGAACATAGTATGTAGATTGAAAGTACCAGGCACAAGTGTCAGGCTTGCGAATGCACGGGGTTAATAGAATGAACGCAGGTTGTGTAAGGTATTTGCACACGCGAGAGAGCGGGATGTTTGCGGACACACAAGCGGAGAGGCCCCACCGGGGGAGGGGGAGGGGTAGGACCGGGTTTGTGATCTCAAAAGACCTCGATCACTGCAAACTCCAGCCTAGAAATTTTAGAGGTCAATTTTAAGATGTCAAATTTTATAGAAGAGTGATATCAGGTATTTACAAAATAACAAATTATATTTTCGTAGGAATGAAAATTAGAATCAGTTCACTCCACAGTCTCTGGAGCCTTGGGATTTAGTCGGCGATAGATAAAATTAGCCGGTAGTCCCGTAATCTTAGCAGTCTCTCCGTAAGACTTACCGGACGCAATCAGAGCACGAGCTTGCGTCATGTCCACGTCTTTGGGTTTCGCCCCCAAGCGCTTGCCCTTAGCTTTAGCCGCCTTCAACCCGCTTCGAACTCGTTCGGAAATAATCTCGCGCTCGAACTCCGCAAAGCTCGCTAGCATATTTGCAGTCAGCCTTCCGACCGCAGTGGTTAAATCAATCTGGTCTTTTAGAGCGATAAACGAAATCCCCAACTCGGTCAACTCTTTCAGGGTCCACACGGTCTCACTCAGAGAGCGAAACCAGCGGTCGAGTTTGTATACTACCACGGTATCAATCTTCCGCTCACGAGCCAGTTTCATCAGCCGTTTCATTTCCGGACGATTGGTTGAAGCCCCGGAGTGGCCAGCGTCATCAAAAATTTCCAAAGTAGCGTACATGCGATGAGCAACGTACTCCTGCAGCTCGACCCGCTGGGAATCCGTGGTTTGTTCGTTTGTGCTGCAGCGCAGATAAATTGCTACGCGACCTAATGCGTGTCCTGGCATAAAAACCTCCTACCCAAGTAGTAACCAGTCCAATCTATGAAACCACAACTCCTGCGTTTCCAGGGAGCCGTACTTTTCGTTAGCAATATTAGCTGCAGCGCACTTGGCGCAGTTCGCCCAACGGTAGTCCCCCGTAAGCTCCGAGTAAAAAAATTTTTCAAGAGGCAACTTAGCTCTACACGTCCGGCAAGTTTTTGTGAAACCCGCTTTGTTCTGTTTTTGATTCGATTTTCGGGACATCGTGCTCCTCCGAGAATTCCGCTGGTCGAACGATTTAGGCTTTTCTTGTTCGACCATGAATTAATACTAACTTATTTCGTTGTGGATTGCAAGTGATTTCGAGCTTAATAGCTGTACTACGCGATATTGAGTATGTATATATTACTAAGTAGTATATAAAGGCTTCACTACTTAACTACGCGATATTGAGTATATATTACTAGTTGAGTTGGCCGCCCTACTCTCATTTCCTCTCCCCCCGAGCCCTGCGGCGGCGCATAACGCATATAAGGCAAATACACACACATACTGCCTTTCATGAATTCACAATTTGTGCATTCCAGGCGTCGCACCTGAATTGCGGCAAGCTAGCAACACAAAACTTAAGGAGAGCTATTTATGCCAATCGTTACATCACGTAGCGCACACACGGAAGTGGCCCCTGGCCGCAGCGGTCTTCCGAACGCTACCATCCAAGCCCACACACAGAAACACACCGCGCACCCAACACCGCCGCCCACGGCCCCAGCGCCCAGTACCCCAGCAATTGCGTCAGAAGGGGTCGCCAGTGCATCCGGAGCGTCCAGCCCTACTCAACCTACTCAGGAAACATCGGCGTCGATTGTAGGGGCATCTACGGCGAAATCAGGGGAGCCGAGTTCCGTACCACAAGTTTCCGCCCCTAGTGAGGAACCGAAAGCAGCGACACCGGTAACAAGCAAGCCTCAACCTCCCGCTGACTCAGCTAGATTTGCAGCCCTTGCCCGAAGGGAAAAGCAAATGCGGCAAGAGAAAGCCGATATCGACGCTAGGGAAAAGGCCTTTCAAACTCGTGAGCAAACGATTCGTGAAGAAGCCAGAGCCGAAGTCATTCGACAACTACAACAGGACACTTTGGGAACTCTGCAACAGCATGGGATTGACTACAACCGTCTGACCGAATCACTCCTCAATCCGCCCTCGCCAGAAGCGAAGCAGATTGCGGAACTCAAGTCTGAGATAGCCAAGATCCAAAAGAGCCAAGAGTCGACGCAGCAAGAGTGGAAAAACTCGCAGCAAACAGCTTACGAGAACGCGCTTAATCAAGTCAGGAACGACGTTAAAGTTCAGGTCGAAAGAAACAATGATTTCGCGACCATAAAGGCGATGAGCGCAGAAGAAAGCGTTGTCGAGTTAATAAAGCAAACGTTCGACAGTGATGGCGTTTTGCTGACAACCGAGGATGCTTGCAAGGAAGTCGAAACGTACTTACTCGACGAAGCAATCCGGATGGCTTCACTAGACAAAGTGAAGTCGAAGTTAGCTCCCCTGGCGCAGCCGGACTCAGGGAATCAGCCAGTTACTCCCCAGCAGCAACCAAGTCGCACTCTATCGCACAGCATAGCGCAGTCATCACATAGACCTCCATTGACGATGGAAGAGCGACGAGCACGGGCAATTGCAGCATTCAATGGACAGTTAAAATCATAGCGATGTCAGATATTTAGCATGGTGCTGAATATAGGACTAGCTCAGTGCGAGGATACATCACATGGCTGCTGTATATGCCAATGTTAGTAACCAAATCGCGGCACTGAAGGAACTATACGACGATCCCAGTTACGTCATGAAGGACCTGATCTTTAAACGGAATCCGTTTTTGGCTCTAGTCCCTAAGGACGAATCAACCCAAGGGTTTGTTGGTGAACGATAAACTTGCCAACGTTAAATTGGACAAAATCGGTGAATGCTGAGATGCAAATACCGAGCTAAATTATGGAAGTAAAAAGACATAATCAGCGTAACGAGCAGGAGTTGACCCTGGCAATGCCAGAATATAATGCTCCCAAGAGTGTCCGATTGACTGAGACCGAAACAAAAGTATTGCGGTATCGGATGATATGTGATACCTTTGTAGATGGTGGAGGTCAAAAAATGTGCTCTGAACTTAAACTAAAAGTATGTAGCAAGTGTAAGATAGAAAAAGAGACTAGCGCTTTTCACAAAGATAAGCAACATTCCGATGGGTTCAACAGCCAATGTAAATCCTGTAAACGTGAATTTAGACTCGCTTGGAATGCCAAGCATCCAGAAAGTCGAAAACAAACGTATTTTAAGCATGATTTAAAACGGCATTACGGGATTAGTGTTGAGCAGTACAATACCATGTTTAATGCTCAAAACGGATGTTGTGCATCATGTGGAATCGTGCAAGACCAAATGAAACGCAAATTTGCTGTAGATCACGATCATCAGACTGGAGTCGTGAGAGCTTTATTGTGTGATCGGTGTAATCCAGCATTAGGATATATGCAAGATAGTCTCGAAATGATTGAACAATTAGCCGCATACTTAAAGAAGTTTAAGAAGCCTGGGATAAAGAGCCCCGGCGATAACAAAGTCAGCTAACTAGCTGATATTTGAAGTATTTCCCAGTGCCCCTAGTATACGGTGCCCCACAGGGCCGTAGTGCAACGTTCAGTAACGCCCAATCACAACAGACCGCCGCTGCCGTGGCGAGCTTCCTGGTTTATCGTGTCAGCAACTACGAAGTTGTTTCGATCACGAACGAACTTCTCGAAGCCACCAAGGACAACGCTGGCGCATTCGTGGATGAATGCAAACTCCACATGGACACTGGTTTTCGGAATATCACGAACGACCTCGCGTCCGATCTGTTTGGTGACGGCACAGGAACCCGCGCCCAAATCGCGGCTGCTCCGACCACCTCAGGTGCAACCAACGTTGTAGTTTTCACAATCACAAACGCCGCCGATACCACGAAGTTGGAAGTCGGAATGTTGCTCGTCGCGTCTGCGACCGACGGCAGCGCTCCTTCAGCCGACACCGTTCAGATCACGGGCATTGACCGAATCAATGGCATCGTGACTGGTATCTCCAGCACCTCAGTCTCCAGCTCATTGTCAGGCAACTGGGCCGCCCTCAGCTTCATCAGCGTGGACGGTGATTTGCCAGCGGCTGGTGCGTCGACCACAGGCTCCTTCCTGAAGATTTCTGGAATGGCCGCGTGGATTCCGACCTCTGTCGCAAGCACTGACTCGTTCTGGAATGTTAACCGCTCAGCCGACCAAAGGCTTTCTGGTGTCTATCAGGTTCTGAATGATAGGCCCATCGAGGAAGCTCTGATCGACCTGAACGCCCAAATGTACCTCATGGGTGCATCAAGTGACTATGTTTTCATTAACCCAGTCTCTTATGCCAGCCTTGAGAAGTCGTTGGGTGCGAAGATCCAGTATGTTGACGTGAAACATGACGAAGTTGATATCTCTTTCGAAGGGATACAGCTCAGCGGTCAGACCGGGAAGATGACTGTCATCGCTGACAGAAACTGCCCCGCGAAGAACGCGTTCATGCTTCAGCTCGACACATGGAAGCTGAAATCCCTCGGTAAAATGCCACACGTGCTTACGTATGGACTCGAAGGTCTCGAAGGGTTACGCGTGGGAACGGCAGATGCGCTCGAAATCCGCATCGGTAATAATATCATAGAGTTATCGGATTCGAGCATTGTGACTGTAACTCATGGATTGCAAGCCTTGGAAGGCTGTTTCCGCAAATCCGTAGTTGCCGATGTAAAATCGTCCAAAATCGGTGAAAGCTGTGATGCTAATACCGAGCAAACCATTGACTGTAACTGGTTGATGGCTGCGTAACGCGTAGGGATTGAAACTGTGATTACACAGAATAAAAAATCTCCAAGAGTGGATGACAATCGAAAGATTGAAAATGTATGCTGGACTTTGGCAAAAGTCGAAGCCAAAGAAATTGAGATAAAAAACTCAATGATAACAAATACGTACTACGGAAACCTTTGCAACAACGCTCCGGGTTGGAACGGACGCTGCTTACTATCAGCATAAGCTTTAGTAAGTTAAGCAACTTAGAGGGCTTGGTCGAAAGATCAAGCCCTTTTTGGTTATTGTGAGTATCCGGGTTGTGTTGTGATGCAGACTATGTTATATTGATTCTGGAGGTATTAGATATGAAGACCTGTAGTAACAAGAACTGCAATCAGCTAAATCCGCAATCAGAAACTAATTTTTTATCTGACAGAAGAAACCAGAGCGGTTTGCAGAGTCAATGCAAATACTGTAAAGCAGCCCAGCAAAAAAACAGAAGAGATAACTTACGCAAAGCGTTTAATGAAGGTTTTGTTGAAGCAAAAAGAACTGAAAAAAATTGTACTAACCCTAGGTGTACTCAATCCAATCCTCAACCTATGATTAATTTTTATCGAGATTACGGAATGTCGGACGGGCATAGGAACACGTGCAAATACTGTAAAAACGCAACAACGGGTAAGTGGCGTGAGTTAAATCGTGAACACTATATTGCAAAAATGAGGTCTTACAATCACAAAAATTACCAGAAGATGAGATTTCAAAAGTACAAGCTTACACCAGCCGATTTTTCTAAAATGCTTTATGAACAAAAAGGAGTATGCGCTATTTGTGGAGGACCCCCAAGAGGTAAATGGGGTCTCTTTGTAGATCACGATCACAAAACTGGTCGGGTTCGTGGGCTACTCTGCCATGGCTGCAACCGAGCTATCGCAATTCTCGATAATCCTAAAACACGCGACAAAGCTATAGAGTACACAAAAAAATAGCTTCCCCGCACTCTTGATTGCCTTAAGTGGAAAGCGGAAACTAAGCCCGGGAAAGTCTCGGGAAACTAAGCCGCTAAACGAAGTGAATGAAATCATTCATAAACAATCGAGAGTAAATCATGGCTAATCGCCGATTCTATCAATTCACATTCTCCCTCAACCCAGCCCTCACGTACATTCAAGGCTCCTTTCAGGTCGGCTCCGCAGGTGCCGTGAGTAACGTAAAAGGCTCTGGTATTAAAAACGTAGAACACCTAGCTACAGGAATATATCGCGTTGATTTTACAGATGAATACAATCGTTATCTGCAAGGCACAGTTGGACTCGTGGCGCCTCTTGCTGGTGTGATTAAGTACGCTAACACGGTTGTCACTGGCACTGCTTACGTCATCACCAATCCCGGCAATACTAATTGGAACGCAATTGGTCTTCCGGCAGGTGTGGTCGCTGCTCAGGGCATGTCTTTTGTGGCAACTGGAACCACTGCAGCGGGAACAGGCTCTTGCTACGGTATTGGAACCACTGGTATTTTTGTCACAGAAATGATAGGAGACCCGAACCCGTCCATCGGACAGGCTGTTGCCCCCTATGTCATGTTCCAGTTTTTGAATGCTGCCGGATCACAGACTGACCCTGCTTCCGGCTCCACGGTTGGTTTTGACGCCATGCTGCGCAATAGCTCAGTAAAGGGTAAAGGCGAATAATTTATTTTCCCCTAACACGGGCGGGGCACCTCCTCCAAGCCTCGCCCGTCCCGCCATTGAGGTGAGTGATGGCTGCGACGCCGACAAACGTTCTCCTCCAGCAAGCAAATGGAAATGTGCTCGTATCCTGGAATTACCTGGCTGGAGCGGTCTCTTACAACGTTCAGCGCGATGTTAGCCCCTCCATGAGCACGATTGCCCTTTCCACATTCAACACGACAGCTTTATCCTACCTAGACACTTCAGCCATAGTCGATACACAATATTACTACAGCGTGGCTTCAGTAGACGCTAGTGCCAATGTGAGCGTTTACTCCACTCCTCAGACCGCTATCCCCACAGGTACCGGAAAGATGTCTCTCCTCCAGCTCCGGACAGCTTCTCAGCAACGCGCAGATTTAGTCAACTCTAACTTCATAACCACCCCAGAATGGAACAGCTACATAAACCAAAGCTGTCACGAATTGTACGATCTTCTCATAACCTGCTACGAAGACTATTTCATGGCGCCCCCTTGGATTTTCTTAACAAACGGTAGCAAGGATTACTACCGCCTACCAGACGGCACCTCAGCTTTTCTAGACCTAGATGGAAATCCTCTTCCAGCCTTTCAGAAACTGTTGGGAGTAGACTGCGGTCTTAGCGCTCAAAGTACTGGTCCCGGACAAGCCTACGTGACAATCAAAAAGTTTGATTTCATCGCGCGTAACCGCTACGTCTATCCCAACATTACGAGCACATTTTTAGGCGTCTACAACATGCAATATCGGCTCATGGGAAATAATCTTAGGTTTATTCCCGTGCCAGCCGCCAATCAGCACATCCGTGTGTGGTATATCCCAAGGCTTGTCGAAATGCTGGCTGACACGGATACTCAAGATTTTTTCTGCGGTTGGAGCGAATATGTAATCGTAGACGCGGCTATCAAAGCAATGCAAAAAGAAGAATGCGATTGCAGTTTACTGATGCAGCAAAAAGCAGCTCTGCTCGTGCGTATCGAGGACTCAGCGATGAATCGTGACGCATCGCAACCCGATACAATCTCAGATGTGCGTTCACAATCTGAGAAGTTTGGGGCTTACGGTGCTGGTGGACAAGGTGATGGTCCAAATGCGGGGTATTAAATGGCTCAATTGCCAGACATTCATTCTGCAACCTGCCCAGATTTAAACAATCTATCAACTCATTGGCGTTCAATGCTCAACCCTGCGCTAGCTCAGCCTATGTTAGGGGTTAACATAATTCCCAACATACAACTGGCAGTAGGCCCAAACGTAATTAATCACAAGTTGGGTCAGCAAATGCAAGGCTGGTTTGTCACAGATATTCAGGGTATGGCAACTATTTATCGTTCAGCTCCGATGAATAGCACTACTCTAACTCTTACTAGTTCAGCCGCCGTGACGATTAACTTAGGAGTTTTCTAATGGCTTTTACGATCTCCCCTTATATGAACCTGACCATCCCCACGGTGGGTGTGGAGCAAGGCCCGGCGTGGGCTACGGACATCAATGCCGATCTTTTAGCTATTGATAGCCATAACCACACAGTAGGTCAGGGTGCATTAGTTCCCATTACCGGGCTTCTTTTAAATTCCGACTTACCTCTCAACGACAACAATCTTACCACCGCCCGTACAGTTAGGTTTTCACCTCAGCTCTCTTCATTTACTCCAGGAGTTTCAGATGTTGGGTGTCTTTATGTCGCTGGGATTGACCTGTACTACGTAGACGGTGGAGGTTCGATAATCCCAATCACTGCATCGCACAGTCTGGACGTGACTTCCACGGGAATCGTTAGCGGTACCGCTACAGCAAGTTTTTCTGGGGGCGTATTTGTCGTAAACTCAAACGTTTCTACTCCCGCCAACCTGCAGGTCGCTGCGGTAATCATGGGAAACCCCGTTGCAGGCACAAATTATGTAACTCTCGCGCCCCCAAATCCGATTCCCGCACCAGGATATACACTAACACTACCTCTTCCCGTGACAGGAGTTCCATTTTTTCTAACTTTAGATTCATCAGGCAATATATCTGGAACAGTTTCGACTGCCGGAGGCATTACCGGGACAAACATAGCCACAAACACAATATCCGCTTCTAACATTGTCCCTGGAACCCTTACTGGAACACAGTTTCAAAGCAATATCAATTTGCCGGGAAGCACTACAACAATTAATGGGGCTTTTCCCGTAGTTGGTACAACCTCCATAGGCAAGAGTACGGAGGTATTGTTTGGTAGGTGCGATGGAAATAGTCTAGTGATAAATGGCGGAGTCTCTACGTTTACTCATCCATCTACTGGAGTGTACACTGTAACCCTTGCGGATGCATTTGCTGCTGGGTGGACTCCAACGGTCACAACTACGGTTAATGCATCAGCTGACGGTAATTTGTATAATGTGAGAGCGATTGTCTCAGGAACCAATCAGATTACATTTTACACTTCTTATGCAGCGGTGGGGGTCAATACCGCAACTCCAACTAATCTGGGTTTTTCATTCATAGCGATAGGGGCACAAGCGTAATGGCTAGCACTTCTACTCCACATATGAATTTGACAAGCCCGAGAATAGGGACGGAGATCGGACCCATTTGGGCTTTCGAGTTGAACTCCAATTTTTTAACAGTTGACCGCCATAACCACGTGCCAGGGTTGGGAGAACCCGTACCAATAGCCGGACTTCTGATAAATGTTGATTGGCCGTTGAATGAAAATAATATAACTACGGTTCGCACTGCTCGGTTTTCTCCACAACCCAGTTCATTTACTCCTGGAACAGCGGATGTAGGCTGTCTCTACGTGGAAGGAATAGATTTATACTACCGTGATGGCTCAAACCAAATTGTACGGATTACCGCAAGTCACAGTCTTAATGTAACCTCCACTGGAGTCTTTAGTGGCACAGCTAATGCCAGTTTTTCTAGTGCTCAGCTTGTTGTAACGTCGTCTCCCTCTGTGTTAACGTCTATCGAAGGCGCGTCTTTAATCTTAGGAAATGCAGTTGTTGGAACCCATCTCTTGACCCTAACCCCGCCAAACCCAATTCTTGCGCCAGGCTATAATTTGTATCTCCCGCCACCAGTAGTTGGATCTTCAGCTTTCTTAACTTTAGATACTGTTGGGAACATAACTGGTTCGTACTCAACGCTAGGGGGAATACTAGGATCTAATATTGCCCCTGGTACTATTACTTCGGCAACTATTGTACCCGGTACTTTGACCGGGTCTCAGGTGAGTCCCAATAGTAATCTCCCCGGCACAACTACAATAATTAATGGGGCTTTTCCCGTAGCCAGCACGACCTCTATTGGAACTCGTACTGAATTACAGTTTGGCAGATGTGATGGGGAGAATTTAGTAATAAATGGCGGGGTTGCGTATTTCAGTCACGTAAATGGTAGCGGAAGATACGATTTCCAGCTTAGTGATTCAGCGTCTCCCAGCTGGCTTCCAACGGTAGTGGCCATGATAGACACGTCTGATGCTTCGGTAACTTACTACATTCGCGTACTCATCACAGGCGCTTCAACATTCACGATTTATACACAAGGTTCAGCTTGGCACAGTTCCCCCGGAGTGTTCGAAGGATATCCCGTTGACGCACCCTTTTCATTCATGGCAATAGGAGCTATTCCTACATGAGCTTACAACGTCAAAGTGTAAATATTAACTTTTCAAAAGGGCTAAATCTGAAGGATGACCCTTGGCAAGTTCCAGTCGGTAATTTTCTTGCTTTAAGTAATTCAGTTTTTACTACTGGAGGCCGTCTTACTAAAAGAAATGGATATAAGAATTTAGCCGCTCTACCCTCTAGCAATTTTCCGTATGTAACCACATTCAACAACGACCTAACCGCAATCGGAGAATCTATAGCGGCATACTCGGCAGATACAGCACAATGGGTCTCAAAAGGTTCTATCCAGCCAGTAGGGGTCTCGACAATACCCATAATTCGTAATAGCCTAAATCAAACTCAATGCGACTCTGTCACAGCTCCGAGTGGACTTTCATGTATAGTTTATACCGAGACAACGGGTGTGTCTACTGACTACAAATACGCAATCATTGATTCTGTAACGGGTCAAAACATTGTAACTCCCACTGTCATTGTTGGGATCGGCGCAGGGGGCGCCGTTATCGGGAGTCCTAGAGTATTTTTATTGAGCTCATTATTTGTTATAATGTTCACTGAAGTGATAAGCTCTGCCTCCCATTTACAGTTTATCACTGTGAGTGCAGTTAATCCTACAGTTGTAACAGCGCCTAGAACATTAGTATCAAGCGCTTATAATGCTAATCCCGATCTTTCGTGGGATGGTGTTGTCATTAATGTCGCGTCATCGCAATCTTCAACATTATATGTAGCATACAGTTCAACTGCGGGAGGAAATTCGGTTTATGTTGTATCTATACTACCTACGTTGACAGTTTCGGCCCCTGTCCCCATTACTGGATATCTAGCCACTCTCATGTCGGTATGCGCTGATGTGACTGATCCAGTTCATCCTAGAATATATGTGAACTGGTACACTACAAGCGGGCATCTTGGATACACAGCTATACTTAATCAGAATCTAACTGTCGTAGTGGCTCCACTGCTCACGATAAACAATATCCCCATAGCGAATTTAACTTCGTGTGCACAGAATGGTGCTGAAACGTTATTTTACGAAGTGCTAAATAACTATGGGTATGACGCTACCATTCCCACTAATTATGTTCAATCGGCGTCTGTTACTATCACATCTCCCACAACAGCGACAACAGCTGTGATAGGAGTAGTTGTTCGTGGAGTTGGTTTAGCCAGTAAAGCGTTTATTGTAAATGGGGTAGAATACTTTTTAGCAGCATTTCAGAGTCCCTATCAGCCGTCTTACTTTCTGATCAATGGCAGCGTGTCTACAGAAATAGCTCCCGTAGTGGTAGCGAAACTGGCTTATGAAAACGGCGGTGGTTATTTAACTACAGGTCTTCCTAGTGTAACCGTTACTGAAAATACCGCTCAAGTTGCGTACTTGTACAAAGACCTAGTCGAGCCGTTAGCTACGTTAGACAACCCGGAACAAACAACGAGTGTGGCCGTGTACTCGCAGACTGGCATAAATCTAGCCTCGTTCACCTTGAGCACGCAAAATATTGACACAGTGGAAATGGGTAATAACCTAAACCTGTCCGGTGGATTCTTAGGACTATACGACGGTTACCAAGTTGTGGAAAATGGCTTTTTCCTATGGCCTGATAGTGTTGAGTGTACTTGGCACGATACTGGCGGATTCCTAATAGCTAATCCTTCGGGTTGGGTATCTGGGCAGCCATCGTATTATTATCAAGTGATTTATTCTTGGACAGACAACCAAGGCAATACATTTCGTAGTGCCCCTTCTATTCCAGTCCCAATAACTTTGGGAAGCGATTCTAGTGCACACGGCAGTGTAACTGTTAATGTTCCAACGTTAAGGCTAACCTACAAGACTGACTCACCAGTTATAATACAAATATACCGATGGTCTATCGCAAATCAAATATACTATGAAGTGACCAGTCCTATAACTCCATTACTGAATAATCCAGCTGTAGACTCGGTATCCTTTTTAGACGTGTCCCCCGATACTGGAAGTGGGGGCATAGTTGGAAATGCTATAATATACACAAATGGCGGAGTGGTGGAAGATATTAACGGGCCAGCCACTAATATCATGAGCCATTTTGACACAAGGCTCTGGCTCGTTGACGCAGAAGATCCAAATCTACTTTGGTACAGCAAACAAGTAATTGAGAATACTCCGGTTGAAATGTCGGACCTATTCACCATGTACATCAGTCCAACTATTGCCTCCCAGGGCTCCGTTGGTCCAATTACAGCTTTAGCTCCTTTAGATGACAAATTAATCATTTTTTTCAAGAACGCGATTTATTACATTAACGGTGTAGGCCCAGATAACACCGGAGCTAATAGTCAATACAGCCAACCCCTTTTTGTAACTGCCACAATAGGGTGTACGAATCAAGAAAGTATTGTATTTATGCCATCAGGCTTGATGTTTCAGTCTGATAAGGGCGTCTGGACATTAGGTCGAGATCTTAGTACGCAGTATACTGGGGCAGCCATTGAGAAATACAATTCAGCTACTGTAGAAACCGCTCTCAACATCCCGGGGACTAATCAGGTACGTTTTACCCTGAATAACGGTGTCACCCTAGTTTATGATTACTACTGGCAGCAGTGGGGAACGTTCAATGGAGTTCCCGCTCTATCCTCCACTCTCTTCCAGAACCTACACACCTGCATAGATTCATTTGGTCGAGTGTTCCAGGAAACCCCTGGGCTATTTTTAGATGGCGATAGTCCAGTCTTGATGAGCTTCACGACCTCATGGCTAAATTTAGCGGGTCTACAGGGGTATACCCGAGCTTATTTCTTCTATCTCCTGGGTCAATATCTATCGCCCCACTTTTTGGATATAGACATTTCTTACGACTACAACCCGTCACCCTTACATAGCGTCACTATTCAGCCTGATAACTTTTCACCCTACTACGGTACTGGAGTCAGCCAAAGTCCATACGGTGCCGGTACGACCTACGGAGGCCCTCTTCAAAAAGAGCAATGGCGTGTGTTTTTAAAACAACAGCGCTGCGAGTCCTTCCAGATCACCCTTAGCGAGCGCTACGATGCCAGTTTAGGCGTTCCGGCGGGTGGGGGGCTTACTCTAAGTGGTCTAAACGTCATGGTCGGCGTAAAACGCGATGTTCGTTTAATGCCAGCCAAGGAAACGGTTGGAGTTTCTTAATGGAAATCCGCAAATTTGGCCTAGAGTTATCGGATTACACTGAGGTGGATAAGTGGGTAGTGGGTCATAAATCAAGTGGGTATGCTGTTGAGCCCTATCCCGAATACGCCCTCCTCGCCTTCCATGAGGGAGAGCCAATTGCCATGATGGGGATTAAAGGGCAGCAAAACGTGGGTATTATCGACTGGTTAATCACCAATCCGCTGTCTGGATTGAAACTGCGGGCCAAGGCTATTGATGAGCTGCACGCCGCTCTAGAAGCTTACGCTAAAAACTGTGGAATGCACATCCTACTAGCGTGGACTGACCATAATTCTTTGGTAAAACACTTTGTTAAACAAGGCTGGTCAGTGCCAGAAATGACATTTTTAGTAAAGGACTTACGAGGATAACATGAGTATTCTTGGTAATTTATTCAGTGGGTCGAAAGGCTCAGGCTGGCAGGCTACGCAGCAGCAGTTAAATGGAAATGTGACTCCTCAGCAGCTAGCCGCTAATCAACAGGCTTCTCAAGGCGCGTTGGGCCAGCAACAGGCCTTTACCAATGCAGTAATGGGTGGTCAAGGGCTGAATAACCAGCAGAACGTCTACAATCAGCTACAAGGAATTGCAGCAGGCACAGGACCCAACCCAGCCCAGGCCATGTTGTCGCAGTCTACAGGGCAGAACGTCGCAAATCAGGCCGCTTTAATGGCCGGTCAGCGAGGAGCTGGTGCGAATATTGGTTTGATGGCTCGTCAGGCAGCCCAACAAGGCGCGGCTACACAGCAGCAAGCCGCTGGACAGGCTTCCACTATACAAGCCCAACAATCACTTAATGCTATTGGACAGGCTGGCGGTATAGCTCAAGGACAGGTTGGGCAAATGCAGACAGCTGCTCAGCAGCAAACAGCAGCTCAGCAAGCTCAGCAGCAATTAATGCAACAGCAGCTCGCTCAGTATAATCAAGCCGTAGTATCTCAGCAGAACCAAGCCAACGCTGCAAACGCCTCGATAGCCAACACCAATGCGCAATCTCAAAACTCGATGGGTAGTGGCATTTTTGGTGGAATTATGAACGGAGTGGGGTCTATCCTGGGGGGAAATGGGGTAGGAAGCGCTGTGAGTGGAGCGCTAGGCGGTTTCGCTACAGGTGGATCGGTGGATGGGGACTTGAACATACCCGCTTCTGACCCTATTGACATTAGGCAGGCACCTCAATCCTCTAACCAATCTTCAGGCGGTGGATTGGGAAGCTTGATGGGTTTGGCTGCACTACTTGCAGATGGCGGAGCGGTTTCAACGAATCCTTCAGCAATTCCTGTCAATTTACCTCAGAGTCAAGACACTTTAAGCCAATTTTCCCAGCAGTTTAGAAACACCACGGGAGTTCCACAACAGAATACTAATGAACCTCAATCTAGTTTTGGAAAAGCTCTAAAGTTTGGCCGTCAAAACGCACAGCCGGTAATGCAGCAATTCTCACAAGGGGCTCTAATTGGCGAGAAGTTCGCTCGACAAGCTCGGGTGGTCCCCGGCACAGCTAAGATAGCTGGTGATAGCACTCAGAATGACACCGTGGATGCAAAGTTAAGCCCTGGCGAGATAATAATTCCTCGCACAATAGCACAAGACCAAAACGCGCCACAAAAAGCTGCTAATTTTGTGGCTAAAGTTAAAGCCAAAAAAGGCAGAGGATTACGATAATGAAACCTTTCCAGATGCCCTGGCATGAATTTAAAAAAGTAGCCGAAGACGACAAAAGCGCTACTTTAGCCCACCCAAAAGGGCATCAGTTTAAAATTGCTAAATCGTCTTTGACGCCCAAACTTCGCGAACAGCTGGCCGCGATCCCAATGCAGAAAATGGCTAAGGGTGGACGCGTAATAGGATACTCAGGGGAAGGGGCGGAACCACAAGACCAACAAGTGTCAGCGCAAGATAGTGGGGATGCCACGCAGCCAATCACTCCAGACGCCTCCCAGGCTTCTTCTAGCCACAATACCAATATTTACATAACCCCCGGTCCTGCCCAGCCTCAAGCACAAGTGCAACCCCAAACCGTTCAAGCCGCTCAGCCTGCACCGGCCCAGTCTACAATGGCTAACCCCATACCATCTGGTCAGCAAAACTTTCTTCCAAGCGTTCCCGGAGACACCTACGGTATTCAGTCTCAGGGAGCCACTATTAATCAAGCGGGCAATTTGGCTGGTAAGGGCTTGGCGGGTGAAGCTGCGGCCCAGGGAGCGATTGGACAAGCAAATGTTCAAAGTTTAAATCAAGGGATTCAAGAACAGGCTAATAACTTAGACCAATTCTTGACTAGGACCACGACGGTGGACCAGCAGCGTTCTCAGATGATTGCCGATGCAGCTGCTCAGCATATTACCCCTAAAGACATCTTTACCGGCAGCACTCCCAATCAAATTAAAACTGGCCTAGGAATTTTATTGGGTGGAATAGCGGGTGGTGGAAAAAGTAATATAGTCATGGATCAGATTCAGCACAGCATCGATCGAGATCTGGACGCTCAGAAAGCCGAAGCTTCAAATCGGACTAATTTAATCTCGCACCTAAATCAACAATACGGAGACCAAATAGCCGCTGCACAAATGGCCAAAGTATTTCAGATGGACCACGTTAATATGATGCTCCAGCAAGATGCTGCCAAATATGCTGGAACAGTGGCGGGAGCGAAAGCTCAGCAAGCTCAAGCTGACTGGGCGATTCGTTTGGCTCCTGAAGTTCAGAAAGCTAAGTTGCTAGAGTCTAGTGTAACGGGTAATCTACCAAGTTATAATGAGTCTACGGGCACCTTCGGTCCGACAGCTCAAACTGGCACACAATCCGGTCAACCACAGCCCGCACAACCGTTATCTGCCGATCAACGCTTTAAGAATGCCTCAATGGCTGTTAGGAACTATGCAGCATTGGGGTTTATACCGGGAGACCAGGTAAAGACTGTCAATGATGAGTTGTCTAGGGTCGGTAAGGTAGAGGCTCTTAGAGAACAAATGCAAGGGTCTTTTAATGATCTGTCTCAACGCGCTTTTGCTGGACGAGGATTAAGCCCTCAATACCGAGCCGCAGCCATTCAACCCTATGCAGGACAGCTAGCCAAGTTGGCTGAAGGTCGATTTAACATGCAGGAAGCTCAGCAACAAGTGAATGCGTTGATGCCTAATGTGGGAAAAGCTAAAGCCACTCTAGCCGAATCACAAAAAGGCCTCACGAATATGTTCGACGATTTAGGAAAAAGCTCGGTGCTTAATGGGCTGGGTATTGATATTCGACCAAAGGGGACGGCGGGGCAGATGTCTGCGCCTGCTCAGGCCGTAGGAATGTCCTCTCCCAGCACTCAATCTTCCGGACAACCTCAGCTTACTCCAGTAGAGCAAGCTGCTCTTAAACAAGCCCAAGCTAATCCAAACGACCCCAGAGCAGCTCAGTTTGTACAGATGTTAAAGAGAAAATATGGAATTCAATAATGGACGCTTTAGACCAAGCTTTGCTAGAGAATTCTGACCCTCTTAATTTACAAGGCACCCCTCAACCTGAATCCACACCTGATGCTGCATCAACGCCTCAAGCTGATCCGCTGGATATGGGACTGCAGAGTTTGCAGAAAGAGGAGCAAACGGCCCAATATGGAACCCCATTGCAGCAAGCGCAAGGAGCCGCTGAATCGGCTGCTAGCACCCTTACGGGCGGATTATCTACCGGTTTCGAACGGCTAATCGGAGTACCCGCCGAAGATATTAGAAAACGAGCCGAAGAATTAAATCCCATTATAAAAATGACCACTGACACCGCAGCTCTTTTAGGATCCGGTTATGTGGGAGCGCCTATTGCTGGCGCTTTGGAAGGCGCAGGAATTGCAGGAGAGGCCGCCGCCGAAGCTCTCGGACTAGGTAAGGTTGGGATTGGTTCTGCAGCCGCTAGTGCGGCAGCTCAGAATGCGCTGCTTGGCGCTACAGACGAGGTCAGCAAAGCGTTTGCAAACGACCCTGACCAAACAGTTTCTAGCGCCGCGCAGCATATTGGGTTGAGCGGATTATTTGGAGCAGCGGTTGGTCATCTAGGTCAAGGGACTGAAGCCCTGTGGACAGCTAGCCCCGCCTCAGAGTCTACGAATTCCGTTTTGGAAGCTCTTGCTCGTAAATACAATCATCCCGACTTTGAAGGCTTAACCGCTCCAGCCGCAGAAGGCGGAGCCGCTTCAATAGGACGTCCTGAATTGAACCCAATAGCGCAATCCGGTTTAGCCCCAGATGGCTCATTGGAGTCAGGACTATACAAGCAAATGATGGACAAGGAAGCGCCAAAAGTGGTTAAGGCTGCTGAGGATGCTAATGGGCAGATTTCTCGTTATGCCTTAAAACAGGTGGGAAAAACAGATGCGGACGTAGCAGATATTTCTGAAGCATCTAATGCACAGGCCGGTGGGAAAATTGGTGACACCTTAGTGTCAGAAATGCAAGATAAAATTGATGCACGAGACGCTGCTTATGAACAAGTTAAAGAGCAGATTGGAAATGCTCCGTTTAAACCGGAGACTCCGTGGAAAGACCCTGAGACTGGAAAAGTTAGCCAGCCAGACGTGTTCCTTAAAGATAAATTGCAGACGATGTATGACCAGGATTACGCCATCAACCCATCTACTCCAGCAGCTAAGTTAGTCAAACAAGCAATTCGGGATGTAGATAATATAAAAACCCTAGACGATGTGATGAAGTCTAAATCGAATCTGGCTTCCTGGGATTGGAAAACTCCTGAAGACGTAATGGCAGCGAAAAGCAAAATGTCGCGAATCTATAATGAGTCTTACGAGACGGGGGTAGAACAGCACTTTCAGAACTCTCCTGAAGGGCAAGCTGCAGTGGATTCATGGTATGCTGCTAAAGGTGAGCACGGTAACTTGATGGACACTCTGGGCATGCTTAAGCAGCAGCTCAAAGTATCTGGGGATAGCCCTAAAACTATTCTGGATAATGTGTCACGAATGGCAGAGGACCAACCCGAATTGTTTGCTCAACGAATGGCCCCCACCGATCGAGCTAATTTCACACAATTATTGCAGAGAGAGTTTCCACAAACTGCCGAAGCTGTTAAAGAGCGCATGATAACCAATCTCCTTCTAAAACCCTCCACGCCAGCAAGATTGTTGAAGCCGGGTGAGGTGGTGAGTAGCGGGACAATCTCCAAAAAGATGGCTGCCTTAACTCCGGAAGTTCGTAACTTTATATTAACTCCCGCTCAACAGCAAGAGCTGGGGTGGGCTGGTCAGGCTTCTGGGGTATTAAACTACAAAGGTAGCCCTTTTAAAGCCGGTAAGGGGCTAATGGCTGTTCTAAGCCACATGCCAGCTCAGCTCACCGGTGCCCTTGGATGGTTGTTGGGTAAAAATCCGGTCACCGGGTACGCCTTAGGGGAGACGATGCGTCTTCTAAGCACTAAGGTTCCCGATGCTGTTAGAATCGGATTATTGAAGTTTTTTGGCACTCCCGCAGCTGTGGATTCGGCAGCATTCCGTAAAATGGTTATGTTTGCTGAGCAAGCTTCTAAAGGCGATGGGGCGTTGGTCAAAAGCGTAAAGAATGTTTTCGACAAGGGGTCTAAGGCTGTTATACCAGAGCTGTCTGATAATGAGCGGGGTAAGTTAGATAAGCGGATTCAGGATTTGCAGCTAAATCCGCAGCAACTTATGGATAACTCGGATACCACTTTAGCTCACTATCTCCCAGATTCTCAACAGTCACTGTCGAAAACGTTAACAGCTGCTGCGACCTATCTGAACTCAATACGTCCGCAAGTTGTTAAATCCGGGCCACTAGACCGTGGAGAAGTTAGTAAGGCTGCACAAGAGCAATTCAACCGTCAGTTGGACATAGCCAATAACCCAGCACGAGTTATAGAGCATTTAAAGCAGGGCACACTTCAACAGCAGGACTTAAATACAGTAAATGCCATCTATCCCAGCGCTCTTCCGCGTATGGGACGTGAACTTATGGACCAAGTCACTAAACGAACGGCTAAAGAGGAAGAAATTCCGTACCGTGTGCGATCTGGAATCTCACAAATACTAGGGCAACCCCTAGATTCTACCTTATCCCCATCGTCCATAAACGTGGCTCAGGCAGTGTTTGCTCGTTCCTCATCGCAGCAATTACAGCAGGCTAATACTCCTAGCAGAGGCACTCCTAAAAAGCTTGGTAAAACCAACATGTTAGACATGACACCTAGCCAGGCCAGCATGACTCGCGAGCTACAGCGCCGTTAGTCTTGGCCTTTTACAGAGCAACAACTGCTCAGGCTTAGGTCTACAAGCCTTTTGCCCATAAGGAGCCTCCATGAGCGGACGCAAGAATTTTCTTCCTCCATACCCTACACTTTCAGCTGCTAGCATGGCCGTTGAACAAATCTCGTTAATTACAGCTATAACCGAGCTTGATAATATATCAATGCAAGCCAATTTTACAGGCACTCCAGCAGGAACCCTAACAATTGAGGGGAGTCTGGACGAAACTACGTGGAATGCGATAATCACGCTTCCAATTTCCGTAGCTGGGTCTGAGCTTTTTGACATGAATCTCCTATCCTTTCCGTATATTCGATCTCACTTTGTTCCTAGTACAGGTTCAGTAGGTTCTCTAACTGTACTGGTCAGTGGAAAGATGGTGTAAGTTATGGGTTATCTTAGATATCCATCCAGTGGCTCTGGTATACCGGTAAATACGCCCGGTACTAATAATATTGCGATTGGCAGTTCTTCACTAAGCGCTGTGACCACAGGAGCTAGCAATATCTTTATAGGCTCTGGGGCGGGTGCTCTCACATCTACTGGTAGTGATAATGTTGGTATCGGTGTTGGTGCATTATTTCAGAATGGTACGGGTTTTGAGAATGTCGGCATAGGTTCGAATGCTTTAAGATACAATACAATTGGTACTTATAACGTTGCGGTTGGTTTTAAAGCGATGCAGGCCAATACGACTGGTATTCAGAATACTGCTTTAGGTTTTGAAGCGTTATGGAACAATACAACCGGTAACAGCAACGTTGCGATAGGCTCGGCGTTACTTTCTAATACAACGGGCTATGCGAATATCGGTATCGGTTTTCTAGCTTTAGGTTTAAATACCACTGGGCCAGGTCATACAGCTATAGGTTACGGTGCACTTTACAATACCAATGCTCCAAGTCCTAACGTTGCTATTGGATATGAGACCTTATACTCAAACACAACTGGTGGTGCTAATACTGCATTAAACTATCAAGCACTATACTCCACAACGACGGGTACAGATAACCAGGCGATTGGATATCAATCACTTTTAAGCAACACCACAGGAACCAGCAACATTGCAATAGGTACTTGGGCGCTTCACTTCAACACAACTGGCGGTAGTAACGTCGCTATAGGACAAGGTGCTTTACAGTCAAGTACGACGAGTTCGTCAAGTATCGCTATTGGAAATAATGCGTTAAACACAGCCACTACTGGAGGTCCCAATATAGCCATTGGTACAGCAGCTCTAACTAATCTCACTACCGGTTCTCACAACACAGCAGTTGGGACCAATGTATTGTTGAATAACATTGATGGCAGTTGGAATCAGGCATTTGGTGATAATGCTCTTGCTGCCAATACCCATGGGAATTATAACGTTGCAGTAGGTTATGTATCTTTAACCAATAACACTACAGGAGTTTTAAATGTTGCTTTTGGCAATTACTCTTTGAATGCTAATACGACCGGTACAGGCAACACAGCTATAGGACATGGGGCATTATACTTAAATAATGTAGGAACGGGTAACATAGCTTTAGGTTATACCGCTGGATATAACGAAACAGGATCTAATCAATTTTATGTTAATAACGTAGTGCAGTCTGGTATAGCTGGTGATAGAGCCTACTCTTTAATGTGGGGAACTCTAGCCACTGGTCCTGGCACAGTATCTGGGCAGCAGTTAACAATAAACGGTGTTGTAACACTAGGGTCTGCGAGCGCTACTCCCCAACATGCAATCAATACTGCAACCGCCGCTGCTGCATCGGGTGTTGGCACTATAACAAATCTGCCTGCGGGTTACAGTGGAAATCCTACGGGGTATATCCAGTGCACAATTAATGGCGGAACTCACGTAATCCCCTACTGGTAAGAGGTTTTCATGCGTGTAAATAATATGCAATTCGTGAGCGCCCAGCCCATGAATATCAGCTTTTTCAGTCAGCCCATACAACTTAATCAAGTCCTAGGCTTCAGCATCCAGGCTCAAATTACTGGCACTCCGACCGGCACAATCTTCCTTCAGGCTTCCACAGACTCCAACACTCCCCTAGCCACATTAGCTCCCGATAGCCCGACCCTGCCCACGAATTGGGATACTGTGGTTGATTCCCCGTTCAGTGTAACGGAAGCTGGTACTTGCACATGGAACCACCAGCAAACCATGTTTAATTGGGTTCGAATCGGTTACACGGACTTGTCCAGCGGCGCTAGTACTGCTACCGTAAGCGCTAGGATTAACACCAAGGGGTTTTAAATGTGGTACGTGTCTAAGATATCCAATGCGACCCACAATGTGGAAATTTGCCGTCATAGCGGAGAAAAGGTGGGCTTTGTAGTACCAGCCGAATTCCAATCCCACGACAAAAAGCTTAAATACATCGCCAGCCAAATGGATGTTCAGGAGGTGCGCTTAAGCCACACTGTTGCAGTGCCTACACTACGATTTAAAGGTCTTATAGCGGGGCTAATCATTGAATCGGCAGCTCTCGTATCAATTGTTATTTGGAGGCTATTTTAATGAGTACCCAGTATCGGGATCTGCCTGCTTACGGCTTCTATACCTGGAAGGCTCCCGTAGACACACTAGCCCAACTCCCCACTACCAATAATTCTGATGGTGATGTCAGAGTTGTTACAGCAACTGATATGATTTATGTATGGGACGCGGCTACCAGTACATGGAACGTGCTATTGAGTCCTCCTACTGGAGTGTCCAGTCTCAATGGTGAAACTGGTGCATTAACACTAACTGCAGGGACAGGAATTTCAATTACTACTCCCACGGCCAGCACAATTCAGATAAGTTCTAGTAACACACTTTCATTTATTGATAGTTTGGTGAATATCTCTGGGAATGTTAGCTTAGTTAACGATACTGCAACACCGGGTGCAACAAGCTATTACGGAACTAACAGCTCTTCAGTGTTAGGCTATTATTCCCTACCATCCGCTTTGAATGGTGTTTATTTGAGGCTTGACGGTACTAACTCTCCCTCCGCCGCCGTTGATTGGGGCAACCAAAATTTATCAGACATTAACACGTTGAGCGTTAACACAAGCGGAACAATTGGCACTAATACTAGCGCGGGCGGAGGAACCCATACTGGTACACTGACTGTAGCTGGTATGACTCTTGGGTTCTTGACATCGTCTACTGATTATGTGTCTTCATCGGAGAATTTATCCGCACTCTCTGGACGATCCTTATATTTTACCACCTACCCAAACGCATTCTTAGGGATTCCCGCAAGTGGGGTAGCTGCTGGGTCAGTAACTGTGACACCGGGTTATTCAAATATATCAACCCTAGCTCCTCAGATCTCAATCACTGGTGCAGTTAACTATGGCTCGGGTCAGGCGGGAACAATCGCCATACAGGCCGGTCGCAATCTAAGCGCTGGGGGTGGGAATGGGGGTCTAGTTCAAATTACGCCTGGTCGTAGCCAGAATAGCCCTGGTCCAACGAATTCCGGTCAAGTAATTATATATTCCAACGGAGTGAACGGGATAAACTACGGTTCGCAATATGCAGCTATTACAGTAGACGGCTATGCGAATACGATTCTTGGCCCTGTAGGATCTGCCCAAGATATACTACTACCCACAGGAGCGATATCTGGATTTTTATACCTTAAAAGTATGAACGGAGTTCCGTCTGGAACACCATCAGCAATATACACTGGGTCGTTGCCTTTCACCTACGATGCGACGGATAACGTCTTATACGCGTATCGCGGAAGCTCTTGGACAGCCATTACCTCCGCTCCCGGCACGTTTGTCACATCTGTTGGATTAAGCCTACCTGCATCTGTATTCTCAGTGACAAACAGCCCGGTTACGACCAATGGTACCTTAACCGGCTCCTTCCAGACTCAAATTGCCAATACAGTCTTTGCGGGTCCAAGCAGCGGGTCAGCAGCGACGCCCACTTTCAGAGCTTTAACAACCACAGACGTACCAGACCTTTCAGGAACCTATGTTACACAATCCGAAGTTGGCGCAGCTAGTGGTGTGTGCCCATTAAACGCCTCGAGTAAAATCCCCGCAACCTACCTTCCCAATAACATTTTAGAATATCAAGGAGTCTGGAATCCCTCCACTAACACCCCGGCTTTATCTGATAGTTCGGGGACAGCAGGTAATGTGTATTGGGTCTCAACAGCTTACGCGGGACCTATTCCCGGACTTTCTAACTCCTCAATGGTCAACTTTCAAGTAGGTGACTTGGTACTGTATAATGGCACCCAGTGGGAATTAACTACCCCAGCAGTGGGTGTACAGAGTGTTAATGGGTCTCAAGGTGTTGTAACGGTAAACGCCATTAATCAGCTCACCGGAGACGTGACAGCCGGTCCAGCCAGTGGGTCCCAGTCTCAAGTAGCAACTCTCACTACAGTTAACTCTAACACCGGCTCTTTCGGTTCTAGCACGGCTATACCGAACTTTACTGTTAATGCTAAGGGATTAATCACAGCAGCTGGCACAAGTGCGGTTGTGGCTCCTGCGGGAACTCTGTCAGGTACGACTTTAAACTCCACCATAGTTTCATCGTCTCTTACCAGTGTTGGTACTATTTCAACTGGTATCTGGAACGGTACTACAATAGCTGTCGCTAATGGTGGAACAGGCAAAACCACGGCCTTTACAA